CCTGTAAATTTCAGCATCGTACTCTTCTCTAGTTTCGTATACAGGGAAGGGGTTACTGAAATTTACAGGGTCTGTAATAATCGACGTTGGATCTAATATAAGCGTCCTAATTAAAGCACCACATGTATTAAATATATCGCTATATAAGTATTGTGTATCGCAAACAATTCCCATTATAGTGTCCTTGATCCTGATGGGTAATCAATCCATACATCATAACTCATAGCATCACTTAGCATTATATACACAAAAGCAACTTGTAAAGGAGTAGAATTATACATATTATCATATAAAGCAAGAACATCAAGTTTTGCAGAACCGTTGTCGTCATGCATAGCACTTGATGTAATTACACCTAATCGGTTTAGAATTTTTTCTTGATTATTTAGGTATGTTTCAATTATTTCTTGATTAATAAAAAGATAGTATGCTTTGAATTGATTAACAATTGTTGGTGGAGATTGAATACGAATATCAAAAGACTCCCCATGGTACACATAGAATTGATCCTCGTATACAAAAGATCCAGGTTGAATTGTACGTAAATAATCACAATTACATTCTGAACCGGTTAAATATATACCTTCTGATATTCTATTTGATGTCCATTTTAAAACTTGTGTAATAAATGCATTTAAATTTGAAGATGCATAAAAAGGGTTTTCAGCACCTTCCGAATAATAAACAAATTGTACATATTGCCCAATTATTGATGGTGCGACATAAACAGCACATTTATCTTCATCAATTGCAAATTGTGTATTAAAAAGAGAAACTGTTAAGGTAGATATTCTTTCTAATGATTGTATAACTTGATGTAAAGCATTATCATACAGAGATGCTTTCACTATACTGCTGGCAAGGATGTACTTTAAATATGTGACGGGACTACTAATGAGGACTATTTCGGTTTTAGTATACATTTTTATCAAAAAATAATGGGTGTTTGAGCACCCATTATTTTATAAAGATTAATTGCTACCTAATAGTTACTTAGAAACCTACAGAAGTTAACAGTTCCTGAACAATGTTATTCAGAAGGCTAGGAGTAGGATCCATATCGTAGTATAAATGACCATTAGTCATTTCAGCTCTACCATTCTGCCAATTAAACGAGAAATTGTACGAAGTATCACCTAAGCCAGCTGTACCAAAACCTAAAAATGTAATAGAACCGCCCTGCCAATCAGTAGCTGATGTTTGAGAAGTAATATCGGAGAAAATCCAATCAAGATTACCAGTCAGACCGCCACCTACGTTTTGACATTTGTTTAAAAGAAGCGCCATAACTGCTTGATAATTAGTATTCAATTTATCAATGTTTGCCTGACATTTGCCAGAGGCTTGGCCTTCAGTATATGTATAAATAGAAGCACCTTCACCAGCACAGTCTGTTGCAACTGTAATAACGGTACCAGCAGGCATTCCTGAATTTACACCAGTTTTAGCGACCCAGTTAACAACTGATTGATCTTTCCAGTTAACTTGTCCTGATTGTAGACAAACGTCACTACCAATCAATGCATCTGAAATTGTGCCACATCCAATTGTTTTGATACCATAATCAAGTGTGACATTAGTAATGAACATAGTAGCGCACCCATGTCCACAACGAAAAAGCTCTCTTCCTGTGTTGAAACTTAATTCTTTGGCTCCACCTGTTGGGATACCATAATTTACAGTGGGACAAGTCATAGTGAACCTCCATGATTTTTATTTAGTGCATAATAAAAAATTTGATATATTAATGTTTTATTAAAGTATGTTATTTTCCACTAACCATAATAACCAACTAGTAAAATTTCATTAACTACTAAATAACGATAGGGGTAAGCCCACTTTAAACTTATATTGACATCATTCGTATCTAAAATTCCTTTATATGCATATATTGTGATTGGTAGTTTTGTAAGAGCTGGGACATCAAACACTTTACCTATATTTAGAGGAACTTCTTCTCCTGCAATCATAACTTTTAAATAACCAACACTTTGAAGATATTCAACATATTCCTCAGAAGTGTCATATATGTCTGTTGTTGAAACTATAAAATCCATTTTAATAAATGTTGTATCTTTTAACGTTACGAACTCTCCGTTATATACATATGTGTTTGTATCTTCAAATTGTGTAAAATGTATACGAGATATTGAAGTATCTCCAGTATAGATTGGAGGGATTTCAGGATTTGAGTTAATTATAATTAACTCATTTGAAACTGATGTTGTGTCAATTGGAATGGTAGTGAATGTTGTTGTATCGCTAACTACAGTTTCATTTTCGAATAATGTTACTCCATCGTTTCCAATAGTTATATTGTAAGTTACATATGCAGGATTAATTATAAATGAGTATGATAATGCACAAACTTCTAACCATACTAATCTAATAGTTTCAAAAACTTCTAATGACACCTGTACAAAAGAATATCGTTGATCGGCATATGTTGTTTTTGCTTTAGCAAATGTTGCTATCCATCGTTCAGTAGGGTACCATACTTTGTAGAAACATGTTCTGTATGTATTGTATTTAGTGAGAAGGTAGCCACTCCTTTCAGTATTAATAGTTAGTAATTGTTCACAAACTATAGTTCTTTCAGATGTGCTAATATCAAATACATTAAATTTACTTGATCTTTGAGAAAAAGATGATGTGAAAGATGATAGGATTATCCTTCTATCATTTGAAAGAGATGTGTATTTTGCATAAGCATTATACCTCTCTGAATATAATAAAGTGAAAGCTACAAATATATTTTTACTAGAATATATAGGATAGTATCTAGCATACGAACATTGAACCTCAGTAGTAAATGTATTATATAGTTTTAAAAATGTTTGTTTTTCATCATACACAATATCCCAAACATTCCAACACCCTGCTTCTCTTTCACTTATACCTAAAACACCTGAATTGGAAAGGGTGTAAGAAGATAGAAAAGATTTCTCAATAATAGTGTAAGATAAAGTTGCATAAGATGACAAATGTACTGCTTCAATTGTTCCTAATAACTCAAAATTTGATGAAACATTAGTAGCATAACTTATATCATAATATATAGCACTGCTTTGAGCAGGGACTAATACTGTGGTAGGATCACCATAAGTTGCCCCTAGTTTAGTCGCATTAAGGATTTTCGGTGTTTTAGGTTTTCTTGCCATTTAATTACACTATTGAGCGACCATTAAATGCAATGGTCGTATTATTATTTGATTTAGAAGAAGCACTTGGTACAACAGTTCTCTTTAACCAGATAGAAGCTGTCGATGAATGTGTAACAAAATGCACTACATCGTTTACAGCGAAAGTACCTCCCCATGCAGTATTTATAAGAGAGAAGTAATTATGGCCAGAAAAATTGGAATTAGCATATGTATATGTTGCAGCAATTGAACCATTAGGAAGGCTACCAAGTTGTGTACTTACAACTGAAAAGGTCGTACCACCTGTAAGAATAGTGCATGTGATTGTATCATCAATAGTGCCTATGTTATCAAGTGTTAATCCAGTTTGGTCACATGTTCCTCCGGTTGATGTCACTGTCCATCCTGTTACATGTGCTTGTATATTGCCTAAAGGTAATAAACTCGATATTTTAGCATTGTTAGAAACTTGATATGCATGAGTTGTCGGAGTACTAATCCCAACTAACATATTCAGATCAGTTGTATTATCTATTGATGTTACAGTCATCCATTCTTCATTACCAGAGTCATTAGGAGTCAATTTGTCAGATATACGTATACTATCACCGACTTGAATAATTGATGATGCGCCTCCAACTAATAATTCTGAGTTTTCAACAGTGACTAGAATTGAAGAAGTGCTAATTGAAATACTATTAGTTAATAAAACTACCCCATACATACGAGTGGGTGTTATAGTTGCCTGAGTATCTGAAGCAGTGCCAAGAAAAATAGTAAAATAGTCTCCAGTAGCAGGAGTAGGCTTATCAATCCATGCTTTTGAAGAGTACAGTATGTTACCAGCAGCATTCTCATTTTTGCAGAACAGTTTTCTATATACAGCACTGCCAATTGTACTTTCTTCTTTTAATACATCATCAAAAAGATTATTAATGACATTACTGGAATCTAACTGTACATTACTTAAATAGCCTCCATTAGTTAGAGAGTTATTAGTAACTATTGATTTATATAATTTAAGATCAATTGTTTGTATTTGCATGAGATTCTCTGTAAAGTTGAAAACTTTTAACTTATTGATGTTTTATGTTGTAGGAGATTCAGAATCACTAATTTAAAATATCCTTGCACTCATTAGGTAAATATGTTAGATGTTTAAAAACTATAAAAATAAGGAGATGATTAGTATGAAGGAGAATGTAAAAAATAAATTAGATAGTGAAACTAAATTCTTGTTGCATCTCTTAGAGATCTCTATATCTATAGCGGTAACAGCTCACCGAGGGCAGTTTGATAAAGCAGGGATCCCTTACATATTACACCCTCTTAGAATAATGGGAGGTGCTAAAAGACTTAAAGAAAAAATTGTAGGGGTAATGCATGATACTATTGAGGATACAGATGAATGGTCTGAACTTAATGTAACATTCGAATATTTACGTGAAAATGGGTTCACCGAAGAACTAATTGAAGCTATTGATAGTGTAACTCATCGTGAAAATGAATCGTATGAGGATTATATACAGAGAGCAAAAGCTAACCCCATTGGAAGAAAAATAAAAATATTGGATCTAAGAGACAACAGTGATATTTTTAGATTGCATGAGGTAGAGGATAAACATTTAAGACAAATGAAAAGATATCATGCTGCAATGCTTGAATTAAGAAAAGATGGGCAAGTTTATATAACAAGGTAAGAAAAATGAAAAGACACGAATTTTTAGAACTAGTAAAGTGCTACATTGAGACTGACCCTGAAGCGGCTGCATACGTATCGGATCATGTTCAATTAGGTTTAAGTGCAGCATTAACAGAAGCTAGAGAACGTGCGGCTGATATGGAAATTGCACTAGCTACTTTAGCGTCAAAGAAAACAAAAAATAGTGATCATTTTGTAAATGAGGTTCTCGGGAGGTGGAAAGGTAAGACATCTTTAAAATGGGATTGGTTAGAAGACGAATTAAAATAAAAGGAGAAAACCAAAAATGACAAAAACAAGAAGCAGAGATACATACACTTCAAATCTTCCGGAAGCTCTTATTTTATATTTATTTGAACATAAAGAGTGTTCGTTAATTGAATTTTTATTTCATTACATTTTGTACTTGCATCCCACTAGGAGAATTAACCATAAATCACTTTATGCTATTGTGCTTACCGAATTTAATCCCGATATCCCTTTTAGTAGTCTAACTGGAAGAATGGCAGACTTAATGAGCACCCCAGGGATGACTTCTTTATTATCTCTTCAAAAAGAAACAGGTCTAAACTCTAAAGAATATATGTATGTTAGAAGGGATACTTCAAAGGAATCGATAATAGCATTTTCAGATGTACAAGATCATTTGAAAACTCTTGCATCAAAAGGTAATTTTAAACAAGAAGAAAATAAACAAGCAAAAGTATGTGCATTACAAAATCCTCTTAAAATGGCAATTAATGAAGAGGATCGAGATTTCAAAATAATGGTGAGTATTGCAAAAAATATTGATGCACTTCTCCCTGATACTGTAAAAATATGTTTATTGCTTATGAGTCTGCCTAAATTTTTTACGGCAACTGATATAGCAATAGGTAATTGTTTAGGGGTCACATCTTGCCAACCGAGAATATGGGAATTTGTCAATGCACTTGCTAACCACCCTGAGTATATAGGTAATGTCACATATGTTAATAGCATTGTTCGAATACATATTGACCCTAGCGAATGGCATATGACAACAGAAGAATGCATAGCATTAATTAATGCATGTAAAAAACAGACTACAATTAACAATAGAATGATGTCAGATATAGCTGAAAGTCGAACAAGTGCTGGGTTCGGTTTTAAATAAATTTTTGTTGCATTTATTTTAAAAATAGTGTATAGTTATTCTTAATTGAATGAGTATACACTATTCTATTTTAAAGGAGAACAATATGAATTTGTACGATATTAAAGAGGGTCTTGAAGACGGAAGTATTGTTCTCGATATAAATGGGCATAGTAATATAGAGTATATTACTAAGATGATTCTACATAAAATTAATTGGAATATTGATTCAATTGAAACGAATGGAGCAAACTGGAACCGACCTGATAATGAAAAACCTGGAAATTTGCTAAGAATAAATCCAAAAGATGAAAAATTAATACTGTATTATATGAGACAACTTGAATTTGAGTACGGTATTATGGATTACATTTGGGATATAGATGCTGTTGAATGTGGTAACTGCGGTGAACGTTTACATGTTTTCATAAAAGATCAACATACATTAGTACTCTATGGAATAGAGTACTTAAATGCATCGTTAAAAGATTTCAGTAAAACTATTATTAAAGATTGTTGTATGTGTGCTACACAACCACCTACAAAAGTACATATTAATGTAAATTCACCACTATATTTCTGTAATCACTTTGGGGATTTTCCAGAATGTCCTACAGATAATGATGAATCTGAGTACGATAGAGCGTTCAATCTTAATACATGGATTGGTGTGTTGAATAGAACTAAGTATCTCGCACATCAAAATATTGGGTACTGCCAAGTCGGAAATACAAGTATTGAAATTTATCTTAGAAAAGATAAAAAGAAAATTATTGTAGCTGAATGGGCGAACTCAGTGATAGAAGACTATGAGTATAAAATTCAAGATCCTGAAAGTACTTTCGTTCCTACTGATGAAGAGACACGTATGTACACAGAGTTTAACAAAAAATTTGAAGCGTATGATTTAATAGGCACTATTTCACTTGGAGTTTGGAGATGGATGTGTGCTGATTTTGACACCATCAAAAAGCATGGTTTAAAAATCGATAATGACATTAAGTACATGAGTGATGAAGTCGTTGTGTGCGATGCTGCTCATGGAAAATGGGAAATAACAAACTACGAACATTCAGATATAGCTAAGTTTGACGGCTATACTGTTTCAGAAATGGAGCTTGTAAAATGAGTGTATATATATTTGCTAAAAGTATTGAACACTTTAATAAATTATATCCTTTGTTTTATTTTTGCGAACCATTTATATTTGTTGCAAATATCGAAGATTTTAGTCATTATGATAAAAATACCGATGCACTTGGATTCCATGAAGGGTATGAAGAGAATAAAGCCTACAATAAATCTTTAGTCGGTGCTCTATTAACTACAATTCATTTTGATGGAGAATCGAATAAATTTATAACAAAAAAGTTTAATTACTTATACGAACATTATGAGCAAAACATATAGAAGATCTAAGAGTTTTTATGATTACGAGAGTGGTGTATGTGATAGATGCCAACAATTTTTAACTGATTGCGTTTGTAATGATATTGCTGCTTTAAATAAAGGTGGATTTAATTTAGAAGAGAGTGGTATATGTGAAGAGTGTTTTCAATCTTTAGATAATTGCTTATGTAATCTGTATACTGATACTGAAGTCGATCACAATTACACCTATCCTGTACATTATGAAAAATTACAAGGTAAATCTTTCGAATTTGAAAAGTATGATGATATAATCTATAAATATGGAGTAATTAGCAATCCTTTTGAGTATGACAGTTTCGAAGATTTAAAAAAGAAGATAACTTCGAATCACTATACAATCGAGCATGTATATACAGGGTCACACATATCAGTTATTGCCCCTCATGGAGGGTGTATCGAAGAAGGAACAACTGAACTTGCAAAAATGATTGCAGAAACTGAGTATAATTTTTATTCGTTTGTCGGCATAGGTAGAGAAGAAACAGATTTACATATCACAAGTCATAAATTCAATGAACCGACATGTATTAAATTAGTCGAACAGTCACATACTGTAATATCAATACATGGGTGTCCAGGAATGGACGAGAAAATATATGTTGGTGGAAGAGATGCAAAATTAAAAAAGAAGGTAAGTAAAAAACTTTCACTTAAAGGTTTTAAAGTGTATACTGAAGGGCATATTTACCCTGGAACACATCCCGAAAACGTATGTAACTTAGGATTACGTAAAAAAGGATTACAGCTTGAATTTACTCAAGGTATTAGAAAAAATCAAGAGCATTTACGCACTATTTCAAAAGTAGTACATCAAGTTTTAGGGTCTTCTATTCGAACCAGGGCCTGAATAATCGCTACTAGGTATTAATGTTTTCACATAAATCGAAACATTTTTACCAGAAGGGCCCTTAACACTGCTTATTTCCTGAAAGCCTCTTGCTTTAGCTATTAATTTCATCTGTGGTGTTTTACTTGCAAACATTGCAGCTGATGAAGGTACCTGTGTTTCTATATGTTGTAAAGTTTTTTGCCCAAACCCCATATGTCTGTATTCGCCCATGACTGTAAGGTGTTTTACTTCTGACATATACCAACCAACTTTATTTACTTCTCCTACTGCTACAGTAGTTTCACCACTTGAGGATTTAAGAGCATGAAATGTTGAAGTTTCGGGGAACTTATAAAGACCTTGTGCTCCATACTGTGTCTCAATGAAGGTTTTTGCTGTAGAAGAGTGTACTTCTTGAAATCTCCCAGTTCCTACAGCTGGTGATTCTGGTCTTCCTGTAGCTACATGATTAGTACTTTGTGTAGATAGAGAAGCATGTTCTGAACTTGGGTCCAATGTTTTTATATATGTTGCTAAGTTATCCCCTGAACTACCTCGTGCATTACTAACTTCATTATATCCATTAGTATCCATTACTCTTTTTATTTGAGGGAGTTTTGAAACTAGCATCGCAAGAGGTGATTCAGTTTTTGATTCTAAATAAGTTAAAAGACCTCTCCCCAATCCAACTCCTCGAGAACCATTACCAACAACAACATGGCGTATTTCTGAAGTGTGCCATGAGAATCTATTTATTTCACCAGCTGCCTTTATATTACCATCAGATCCTGTAATACCAAAAAATTTAGTAGTACTAGGGTATGTAAAGCTCATAGGACTACCGTATTCGTGTTCTATGAAATTCTTTGCTTTTCGTACATCCTCCGGAGATGTAAGTTCTTTGTAATTATGCCCAGGAGGAAGTGTTGGCAGTGTCATGATTCGAGTACTTGGTGGGGTAGGTGCTGCGCCATGCTGTCCACCAGCTGGAGTGTCTCTATCAGCAACATGTACAGTTGCATTAACTACACTAGTGTCTCCTGAACCACTAGTTCTAACATAGTTAGTTTCTCGTGGAGTTAATGGATGCGCTGATCCTGGTCGACCCGGCATAATTGAACCTTATTTAAATATTTTATTGAAATCGTAAAAGATTACGAAATAAATACTTTATCACACAATAATTCGTATATTCTTACGATTTCCACAATACGATTTCTGCATTTCTTCGATTAAGAAGGCCCTGATTTACTTCACCATTAGCATGTGTCCATCGTAGCATTTGAGTAGGTACATCATTATATTTTCGTTGATTTAATACTGTTAATAAAGTACTTGTTTTAAAAGCATGTGCCCCTACATTAAAAGTAAAATCTACTAATGCATTAAATTGATTCTGCGTAAGAGGTACTTTTACTAATGCATTAACACAATTCACAGCAAATGCTACATCTTGTTTATTTAAATTTTGGCATTGCTCTAAAGTTAAACCGTTTTTGTAATGAACTTGTTCTCCATTAATATTGATTACATTAGAACTTTTTTCAGCATCAGTAAGTAAATGACCTATACCAATAGTTGGATACCCATTACTATCATTGTATGTTTGTGTTTTACAACCTTCGGCTTTACATAAGAAATCAAAAAACGTTTTATCAGTTTCCATAGTATACTCCTATTTTGTATGTATACTATGTTTTATTATCTTGCTTATTATGAATAGATGCAGTACTATTACATTTTGAAGTGCAATAGTATTATATGTTTAAAGTAGTTTAACGGTTAATTTTATTAAAAAGGTGAGAAATGAATAAAACAGAATTGATTGAATCTGTATCAAGTACTACTGATACGAAAGCAGAAAAAGTAGTTAATGCAGTTTTCGAGGCATTTGTTGCAGAGTTGAAAAAGGGAGGGGATATTACTATTAAGGGATTTGGATCCTTTTCCGTTAAAGAAACGGCAGCTCGCAAAGGCCGGAATCCTAAAACAGGTGAATCAATCTCTATCCCCGCTGGAAAGAAAGTGTCTTTTAAAGTAAGTCCTACATTGAAAGAAGTACTGAAATAAATTACAGTTTCTACGTAAAAAGCCTCTATGTAAGTTGATTACATAGAGGCTTTTTATTTACAAAAATTATATTTTGTTATGATTTTTTAAAACAACATTAATACTATCTTTCCATCTTATTTTTGGGTTATCTTTAAGTTGTTCATACATCCATAATATTAATTCATCTCTTTGAAAAGAATGTACTAAAGAAATAGCTTCCGCAATCTCAGAATTAGTTATAGTTATTCTAAGATCTGCTTTATTCATTTTCCCTATCCAAATAGTATCAGTGACATGAGGGTCTACAGCTTTTACAACTTCAATAGCACTATGTACTCCTGATAGCATTGGTTCAATAGATACCGATGTACTGTAATTGAGTGCGTTTGTTACTTGCAAACATTCAATCCTTTCTTTTGGTGTGGATGCACCTGGTTCCCAAAAAGCACAAAGTTCTGCATTAATACTACCAATAGTAAATCTAAATAAAATTTGATTTCTCCAATTATATAGATGTAATGCTATTTTTTCAATACACTCTATTCTGGGTTTGCTAACAATCAATAATTTATTACCTTTAGCTAACATTAATTGAGCAACCTCAATAAATTTATCAACATTAAAAGGAGTTATATCATGAGAACTTGGAAACATGATTACACCATCTTTAGCTGGATAGGATTTTATATTAGCTCTCTTAGTAAATTCTTCATTAGCCCATTCAGAACGTGGTTTAGTTCCAAATCTATCAGCATTGTGTGCAGCGTAGCAATAGAGACAATTATTTGCACAACCTAAACAGATATTTTCAGTAGTATCGGCCCATTCCATTGTACCGGTACCTTTTCTTTTAGCATCGAAATCCATTTTATTAGCCTTTTTGTTAATCGTCTAAATCTTCTTCTATTTTCTTTATACCTTTCGCAGTATTTTCCAAAAGGTGATCTTCTCCTTCCATTAATTTTAACGGAAGTTTTACAACATCGACAGCTATCCTGAGAGGCATCGAAACAACATCAACAAGTGCATTAAAAAGACCCATTATCTACTCCTCATTTTTGAAAATTTCCATTACATTTTATACTATTTAACAGGGATTCTTTTGTAGTTATAATCCCATCTAATGCATCTTTAGATATTTTCTGTATATCATCAAGTACTAAACTTGGAATACATGTTCTATAACAAAGAATTAATTTCGATGCATTACGTAAAAATCATTATTTACAGGAAAAATTAAATGAGGGAAGATGCTTACTTTGTCTTTAAACGCACTACGGTAATCGTCAATCGGTTTACCGTATAAGAAATGTTTAACATTAGTGACTTTTAACGTAACTCGCCCTGTTTTAGTTTCTTGTATTGCAGTACCCACTAATGTATGCGCAAAGCCACTTTTGCTAATAGAATAGCCATAGGAATTTCCTACAATTATTTTATCTCCTAATGCATCAATAATATTCAATGTTTCCATAAATGCTCTTTAATCCCAGAGTCCAGAATAGTAGAATCCAAAAAGCCTTAAACCGTTTTGGATTCTATCGCTATGCTTTTTATATCCTTCCTTATCAAATGTATGTGTATCTTTCGGCCCATTTACCATTTCGAATAATGAAGGTTCTCCTTTGTCATCAAACTTAATAGGATTAAACTGCATATCGATTTCTCCTGTGTGATACAGGTCTTCCCAATTATTATCGGGGTGTATTTGACTAAATGTCCAAATAATTTCATCTAAAACCCAATCCCATCTTTTAAAATGGAGGTCGTCAGTATCATACTCATTTTCTTTAGGAGGTGCATTGTATGATCTTAATTCTTCTGGAACATCAGAATCTTCAGTAAAAGGTGCTCCGTGTTGTTGTTCTTTTAATTTAATTAATGCTGGGAGTATGACGTAAGCAAGTGTCGCATCAAGATTCCAGACATCATAATTATCGATATGTACCTTTACTTTTCTTTTCCTTTTTGAATCAATCCATTGACATACTGACAATACCCAAGTATCTGCTAACCATTCTCCTATAGCATGACATCGATCTTCTGACACACCTACTTTTTGAAGCTGATCAGCTAACTGAAAAGGTCCTACCCAAGAGCGAAATGGCCCTAGAAAAATTTTCATTTTACATCCTATAAACTCTTTTCGAATTCAATAAGTAATTCTTTTTGTTTCTCAGTTAGGTTTGTAGGTGTTTCCACATGTAACTCAACAAGCATATCACCACGGTTAGCACTTCTTAGACTTTGAACACCCTCATTAGCTAATGTAAAAACAGTTTTATTTTGACTACCAGCAATAATTTCTAAATTTCGTCTACCATGAATAGTAAGTACTTCGATAGAACACCCTAATGCTGCTTTCACCATGGATACTGAAAGTTGATAAAGAATAGTATCTCCATTTCGTTTAAAAACTGGGTGCTCTTCTACATGGATAATTACATGCAAATCACCAGAAGGTCCACCGCTACGACTTCCTTCCCCTTCACTTTTTAAGCACATATGAACCCCGGTATCAACTCCAGGAGGGATTTTAATAGATAGTGTTTTACTTTTTTCAACAAGTCCTAACCCATGACAATCATTACATGGATCAGTAACAATTTTTCCTTCACCTTGACAGTGTGTGCAAGTTGAACTCATTTGGAAGAAACCTTGAGATTGAATAATCTGCCCTCTCCCACCACAACTCGGGCAATTAGTTTTTTGATATCCTGGGCGACAACCTGTGCCTTCACAAGTCCCACAAGTATCATGCTTAGTAATTTGTATTTCTTTAGCTGTGCCATGCACAGCTTCCATAAAAGGAAGAACTAAATCGTAACGTAGATCATTTCCAGGAAGTGGCCCGTTGTTCCTAAAAGGTTGACCGTTAAATTCAAACCCAAAAGTACTGCCAAACATATCTTTGAAATGCGAAAACATATCTTTGAAATTCTCGGGTCCACGATATCCACTATTTTTTAATCCATCATGACCGTATGTGTTGTATATCTGTCGCTTTTTATCGTCACTAAGAACTTCGTAAGCCTCAGTACATTCCTTAAAATTGTCTTCAGCTCCTTTATTATCAGGGTTACGATCTGGATGATACTGCATTGCTAATTTACGGTATGCTTTCTTAATCTCGTTAATGTCTGCATTTCTATCTACTGCTAATATCTCGTAATAATCTCTTGTCATTTATTGCCGCCGCTCATATTTCCCTTATTATCGATTTGAAACCCTGTCATTTTATGGTACTCTTTTAACAAATCAAACATATTGTCACCGAGAATAATACAATAACCTAAAGCTGTAAGATTAAGATATTGTTCACCACATTTTTCGCACATATGCCAAGGGGCTATAGGTATTTCTCCATCTTCTCCATATATTTTTGATTCAATTTCAGTATTAGGACCTCTATATCTATCAAAAACAACACATTCTGATCCTATTGAAATCAGTTCTTTACAAGAACAGCATCTTTTTCTTTTAGATGTCTCCAATATGGAGAATTTGTCGTCACTCATCCAATACCAACCATCTCCATCCCACTCTCCGCAAGAACATGATAATGCCATAATTTCCCTTATTCGTCGTTTCCGTTTAAGTCATCTGGGTGTACACCAAACAATGTTGCCATCGGCTCTTTTAATGCACTTCGTAGATTTTCCAATTCGTTTTCAAGATATGCTATTCTAGCGTCTTTCTCGTTAGTATCAAGTTCATACATTGCAAAGGCAGTGTTGTAAGCCTTATCAGTTACATAACTTCGAAGCTCCCCATAACCGCTTAATGAGTACCCTATTAGCTGTGCAAACTGTTGACGTTCTTCTTTGTCAAAATCCATACAAGCTAATTTATTCATATCACATATATGATGAGCAGTTGCAACATCCAAGAGGTGACGTACAATTCTGTTTTCTTTAAAACGAAGAACCCCTGCTGAATCTAAATAAAGAGGTTGGATTGGATGATGCGATTCTTTTAGTGTACTTTGTGTTTTCATAGTTTGCATTTTATCCCATACATCTTTAATTATTCTTGCACTAATTGCGTCAGGGTGATCCTCTGAACAATCAACACCATTCACAAGTTTTGGAGTCCAAGGAACTTCCCAAAGTTTAAGATTATTACGGATTTGTGTTCCTATTGTGTGATGAAATCCAATTAAATCATTCTCAGGGGTTTCTTTAAACTTCTTCTGAGCATTTACAGGAGCACCCTTTATCCATTCAAGTACTTCGTTTACTTGTTCTTCGAAAGTCATCACTTATCCTTATTCGTTATCATTATAGAAATTATAAAAAGAAGTCCACTCAGCTTCAGTCACAGAGACGTTTTTAGGGCATGAAGTTTGTGGTTCATTATGTGCTAGACAATTTCGATCACCGCAAATTACACACGAATATGAAGGGTTCATAGGGTCAAGATCATCAGCTCTTAAACCTCTGTAACGTTCTTGAAGCTCTTTAATTGTCTGTAATCCTTCAGTAGTTAGAGCATAGTTCCCACTTGTTCTAGCAGGTGAATCTGAAGATATAACTTTTGCAATCTGCATAACAATCCTCCTTTATAATGTATACTCTTTTAAGAGAAAAATGTGCAATTAGTATACAAAAAAATGTATCAAAGAGCAATGGTTAATTATGTTATTTAATAATGGACTGTTCTATTGTCTGTAATTTCTCATTGGTAGTATTAAGTTTAGTATTAATTGCACATGTTTGTAGTAAAATTAAAATCACCATAATATACAATCCTACTCGTTCTTTACCCATTTATTGCTCCTTTTTATATGGTGTTTCTAATTTTTCAAAATTGTGTCTATATACTGCTTTGCATCTTCGATACTGTGTGCATGAATGAGTTTGTCTCCTTTGGTTACGTTCTCATCAGGGAATAACTCTTTAGCAGTTTTTGTATTGACAGTTCTAGACCAGTCAATCTGAATCACTCTTTTTCTCCACCCGATTGTAAAACGGCCCATGTGAGTAGTAACATCATACCAAGGAAGATGACGACAACAATAATCAGGACAGTATCCATTAGGGATAGCTTCATGGAATATTTTATCAGGAAAGAGTCCAAGTAATTGTTGTTTTTCAGCTTCAGTACGTTTCTTCGATTTAGGATCAGCTGCAATAATTGCAGCTTTTATTTCAGCTGATATAGTTTCTTCTGCTCTATATACAGCTGATGAGATAGCTTTTTGTTTTAGATCAGGTAGGCTTGGTGTAGCAGCAACAGAAATCTTAAGACCAAAACCTCCATGACCTCCAAAACTCTCTGTACTATACAGAGATGTATATTCCAACCCATTAAGGTGGCTGTTATCCAATACATGACGGGCCACTTCAAGCCACCCTTCTTGATATCTTAATTCAAGATTGTCGAAATGAGTACAATACGTATCCTGTATTGAATTAACTTTATTTTGATGAATGTTAAATAACTCACTTGCTTTAGCTTTTTCAATCTCTTTTTTGGTGGACATCTTCGGGCCTCTTATTAAAATAATAGGTTATTTTGTTGGTTTATCAGGGTATACTATTTCATGAAACAGAAAGTCATGTGGTATTTTACTCCATAATGTATAATAGGATGATCCTTGCCATACTGTAATTCGATTTCCACGTACCGATGTAGTACCCTCAATCTGGACAGATGACACCCATCGCACATTATTATAAAGTACGAATTGTTGTCCTTCTTTTTCAGGGAGCCTAGTCCAGTTAGTTATATTACTCATTTTGAGGTTTATCTATATATAGACGGAAATAATCGTGATTGTATTCGCTTTTATCAGGATCAAAGTGCATATCAATTTGAGAAACAAGGTCCATAGGGATTACTTTAATCTTTCCAAAATCCCAAAATGAAACTATAGTTTCATTTGTACCCATCATGTTTGTAGGTACATCTCGGCAAATAAACTGTTTACCGTCTTTAAGATATACATCAATCGTAACATGATCGTAATCCTCAGGGTCTTTCATCATAATGTTATCCTCCTGTAATATACTTTGTGTATCTTCTTATTTAATCTTTTCACCTGTTATATCTTCATCATCCTTAACCCTCTTGAGAAATCCTGCTATCAAATCATTTACATCATTATTTACTAATGTCTTAGCAAGATTTGTAAAATCGACAAGCTTTTGAAATTTACCATCGATCTGCTTGTTAACTCGTTTTTTCATGCTTTCAATTTCATCTCTTACAGAAAAACGCCCTATTATATACATGCACACTAATAAAGCACATAAAATCACTAAAGATATTGGATAATTAATAAATATTGTATTGTCTTTACTATTACCCACATATGATAATACTACTATTATGTGAAGTGTTGCACAAAATGCAACTAAAAGTACAAAAGGCATTTTTAACTCTTTAATAATTTTCATATTAGTATCCCTTATGTTATTTAACTAGTAGAAACACAATACATCTTTTATTTACGCTTTATTTAAAAACAATATACTATATAATATTTGAAAATGCAACTAAAAAATACAACTAAAACTAACAAAAATGCCCTAGATGTGTAAGTTACACCTAGGGCATTCGGGAGCTGCCAACAGGGGGTTAGCAGAATCTTTGTTACAGAGTTAGAGCCTTACTGCACATCGCTTTCCATTCGTGTGACAAACAAAGTAGATGCACCTGTGCTTGTAGGACTGATACTCATTCCTGCATAAAAACTATGTGTAGTAGCTGAAGTCAATGCAGTACCAAGACTTAATGCAGCAGCTCTACCACCAGGAGTCGACCAAGTTGTATTTGTTAATGCAAAAGCTTGAAATGTTACATTAGCAGGAGGATTATTTACATTGGAACCATCATACGCATACAATCTTGTTCCAATAACTGCAATGCTTGTATCGGATGTAACAGTAATTCTAATACAATTTGCTTGTACAACAGATGTTAATGCAACAGGAGAGCCACCTGAAATTGAGACTTGATTACTTGAAACATACTTTAAATTTGTAAGATGTGGAGCAGAGCATGCATCAGTATCATCAGAAGTCGATGTTCTAATATGTGTCGCATCATTATAATTACCTACTTGGATAGGTGATCCGTACCCACCAGATCCATAAAAAGCAATGACATTTGTAGTACTTACTGTAAAATTCCAACCAGCTCCGTCATTGCCCTTCCAATCAAATGTAATGGCCATTCGTGTATCCTCCTAAAAATTAACAAGGTTAAGAAAAATTATATACTATTGTATGTTTTAGGAAAGATATGTTAAAAGTAAAACATGAAATTAAAAGTACTCAGTACATATACACTAGAACCAACTACAAATATCGTTTTCAATTTGTGTCATATCGGGGTATATACCTGCAAAAACACGGCCTGTAATACTAGTAGCTTGTATGTTTTCTATAACAATATCAGATAGATTCATTCTAGACTCAAGGTTTAACAAATTCATAGATCTAGCATCATATGCTATATTTTTTAAATCTCTAAATTGTGTACCGACAAGATTAATAGCCATTTTATTTCTACCCTTTACTAATAAAAATCACATTATTATATAATAGTTATATTTAAATTACAAATAATGCTATTTAATAATACTTTTTTAACCTCGATAGCATTAACTGATATTGAAGCACCTGTATAGTCAACAATCGATATCGTATATGTTTTATTACTCGAAGTTAATATTGTCTTGCCTGATTCAATTCCATTGTAACTTTGTTGTTGTGTAATATTGGTACCGACAATCGTCATTTCTCTATCAGAATTAACTGATATATTAACTGACGTATCTTTTGATGACATTAAAGTACTTGTATCAGTAAGACTGTAAGGTTTTTTGGAGACATAAATACTTCTAGTTTCTAGAAAAATGGATCGTTCATCATACAGTTGATTATATTTTGCACATATCTTTCTTTCAGATACCATTGGGAATGCTTGTACCATTGCAACTGAATAAAGTATAAATGGTCTATATACTGATAATGAAATATTCCTCTCATCAAATATTAAAAGTTTAATAAATGTAAACCTTTCCGAACATGGCATTGTGTATAATACTATGTATCTTTCTGAATGTGTGAGTTCAGTTAATACAGACATATGCCTTTCAGTTATTAGATTATCTAGACGTAAATGTACATCGAATGTAGAAATTAATACCTTCTCAGGACTGCTTACAAACGACTTTCTTTCTGACATAGTTGCCAAAACAAACATAACACGTCGAATATCGTAGTTTTGTAATAATTGTATACGTACATGCCGTTCACTATTAAAAGTGAGAGAGGAGCTAATATACGTTGAATTAACATATACTCTGCTGACTCTTTTAATGTATGTGCTTCTTTCAGAATATATACCGAGACGAAAACATGTTCTTCTCTGTGTTATTGCATTCTGATTTAGTAAACACGAACGTCCATCAACATAAGTGAAGACTAAAGGTATTCTTGCACTATGTAAAATTATTTTTGCATTAACTTTAAAATAACATGTCCTCTCAGCTGTATTTGCGCCTATAATAAAACTACAAAAACGAGCATCAAAAGCAATAATTCTACAGATATTATACATACCGAATCGTTCAGTATGTGGACCTTCTGTACAAATAAAAGATTTTCTAAAATCACCTATACTTTTTATGTAATTAATGATAATTCTTCTATCATCAGAAATAGTCAATGGGAAAAAAATTCTTCTAAAAGTATATAGGTATGGTGCTATATTTACAAAAGAACTTCTTTCATCACTTTCAGTATTATACATAGTAGTTGCTTAGATAGAGACTTAAATGTTGTACACAATTATGCAAATGCATACACTCCTCGAACTACTAAATCAGTTGAATGTGGACGCTCATCAATATTAACAGCTCTAATATATACAATAACACTCCCTCCAGGATTAATAGTAGTAGCAACTGGAAAAGGATTATTCTCATCCCTGATAGTCCATGCATCAGGAGTTAATGTAGGGTTTAAATTAAATTGGATCCATGTGTTACCAAAAGCATACATAACAACATTAGTTGCAGGATTATCCCCTTCATTTTTAACGTACACTGCAAATTGATTAGAATATTCATCATTTATTGTTAATGGTTCCATATGTACAATAGCTAAAGGAACTGTACCTAATGCAGTGTCATAAGAATCAACAATCGTTTGGTTTGATATCAATTCTACTTGATTAATATGTGATACATAATTGCTATTTGAAGGTGTGTTTTTATAATAAATCCTGATGTTTGAAATTGGTTGTTGTGAAGGTAAACCAGTCAGTAAATTTACTGATACGTAATTTGGTGGTAATGTGGCATATTTGTGTGCTACATTACCTTGAGCATCAATAAACATATGTACATAACGTCGTGTGTAGTCACCGTCCCAATCCCAACCGGTTTCATTTATTACAGTTGAATATGACGTATTTGGAATTGTTACCCACCCTGAAGTTACTCCAAATACCTGCACAACAATATTAAGATCATTCTGGATTAATGTGTAATCACCATAAATCCTAATTTCAGATCCATCATAGAAGTCTTGTAATTGAAAGTCAACATCATACACACCATCTATTCTCAACCATGTGTATAAGATATGCCCTAATTGGTTCATCGTATACATACGTTTTCTTCTTAAGAAAGTAGGCCACAATTTATTCTCAACTACTGAAGGGAAACTTGTTGAGACACTGCTTGTTTTCCTCATATCTAAGAAAAAATTGTCCCATTGTTGTTCGTATATATTTAATACTTTTCCAGAAATACCGCCTAAATCATACAAATATAATTCTTGGTTAGATAATTCAGATCCTGCTATTAATTTAGCTCCTTTAGTCGGTGGTAAAGGTGCAGAAGATTTATCTAAGTACCAAACAAAAGTATTTGTATCCATACGTGCAATTCTACCATTACTCGAAATCAATGTAAGATAATTTGGTAATGTGAAAAAAGAATTCCAAGGATCAGTAGAAGATGTATTTGTTCTTGATTCTCCTAAGAAATTACAATCCAAACAAGGAGGACATTGATACCAATATGATCCAGAGGAATCGTTTAAAACTCCTTTAAAGTCTAATCTCCAAATATTGTATTTATTGTATATTGCGTAAATATATCTTGACCCATCATACGATATAGTCACAGGTGATAGTGGTAATGGATAACTATATGAAATAGTATGCATTACTCTATTTGCATCAGGTAAGTCTAAATCTACATACCAAAAACGTAATTGACACTCAACATAACCTTGGGCTACATCTTGAAGATGCGTTATACCCGTATTAGCTGCCATTTCTCCAATAATAAACATAAATTTATGATTATATTGCCCATATTCTTCAACCCAGCAATATCTAAACCTAAAATTTGTCTGTGTGTAACTGAAATTAATTATATCATTTAATGTGATATTTGATGACCCTGAAGTTACAGCTATTTGTTCAATAATACTTTGTAGGGTAGGTGTTGCAAATGGAGAGTACTCAGTTAAAATCTCAGATGTTGGAATAATAGGTAGAGGATTAATAACACCTTTCACTAAATCCCATTCAAGTGCTTTAAGTATTAAGCTACCATGAGGTGTTACTTCTGGAGATACTGATAATGAATACGCTTTATTATCAGTTGGTAACCCTACATAAAATGAATCCTTCGCAACTAACGAAGCCTTAATATCAATATCTTCAAATGCTTTATACATAATATTACTTCTTTTATCATATATCCAAGCATCGTTTATAGGTAGGTGATGATATGTATATGAGGGACATCCATCTCCTGGATTAAATGAGGGGTATGTGTACATACCATACATTATTAATAATTTATCATCGTCTAACCATCTCACTAAAGGTAGTGCTCTAGGTAAATAATTGGAAGGTACACCTTGAAGATTCTCGTATGTATTGTTAGCTACATCATAAATCGTAATAAGAGAACTGATACCAGTACAATTAACATCAGTATATCCTCCAACTATGTATATAAATAAACCATTAGTTGAAGGGACAGCTGATGCCATATAACGCCAATTCACTAATGGTGTTAATGTTGTCCATTTTTTAGCATCCATATCGAAACAAACAGCTAATCGGGCTTCATTCTGTATGTTATATATAGGTGATTGCCCATGGAAAACACGTAATGAATTTGACATAGTTCCGGGCATACTTGTATCCCAAGGACTTTGGAAATGTCCCCCAGCACATGAATCAGCCTGTACACATTCACAACCTCCAAACATATACAGTTTATTCCCTATTTGTGTATAAGCACTAAAAGCCCTAGCTGAAGGGCGAGTACCGTCCTCGAGAATAAAATCGAATTGAGATAGATCATCTACTATAGGTTGCGAAGAAAGATATACTTGTTCTTTAATAGCATCTAATGAATTAGTAGCAGTGTTATTAGCATATCCTTCAATATATGTACGTATTTGATTAACTAAATAGTCTCTTACTATAGGGTAGTCTACAACAGTGGCGTTATTAGTTTTCTGATAAGATTGAATTGAATTAATATTCATCTCATTAATATTCAGATTGAATTGAATTAATCCATTATGTGTTTTTTCAACATTTGCTGATCCGTCAGTATTAGCAAAACTAAGAGACGGTGAAAGAATACCATCTTGCATGTATACTGCTCTACTATTTCTAATACCACCAAAAGCATATATAATATTTTGTGATTTATGATACCCGAATGCAGATCCTTCCCATAGAGATGTATAGTACGTAAAAAAGGTATTATCAGCTGAGTTAAGTTTTAATGTATTCCCATTCTGATATACTACATACAAGTCATTAGTTTTGTCATTATATAGAGTAGTTTGCGCCCCTTTGAAAATATTTAGAGTCGATGTTGATTGCCCGTATAGAAACCAAGGAGTTACAGGATAAGTAGTAGGCTGCCCCATCGCATTAATCGTTTGATTTAACACAACAGAAGGATCTGCAAAATTAATTCCTGGTAAAGCACTTGTTAACCCAGCAAACGATACATCTCCTTTGTATAAGAGTGTAGCTTTATCAACAGGAAGATATTCACCTTGTATTGGAAAGACACCTGAATTATCTTGATATGTCAATTGCACATCTGCATTTCCAGGCACTGAATAAATAATAGCATTAGGAATAGGAATATTACTATCTCTATGATTAAATGAATTTGGTAATTGATTTTGAGTTAACGGAATTAGTGAACTGATATTAGTATAGTATGAGGCCATACTAGTAGTACCTATTCCAACATAACTATCAAGCCAGTAGATAGTTTCAGTAATTCCATATTGAGTAGTTAAGTTTAACACTTCTTTACTGTCAAGATCAACATCAAACAATAACGTACTATTCTGCACTAAAAGATGCCCATTAATACATGTTACACTGACTGGAGTATTCATGTATTGCTTTGCATTAATAAGAGATAACAAAGGATCTATTGCATTCGTATTATTAGCAAATGTTGAGGTACCGTTGATTAGAAAAGGTTGTGCTACAAATTGCTTAATTGTATCAAAATACTTATAAAGTTGCTGTCCATTAAATAAGTACAAATAATCTTGCCATTCAAAAATGGAGTAAACTGAACCCCAAGGTATATTATCAGCTGGATGTATTTGTTCCCATACATCATTTGATATATTGTACACCCACAAATCATTAAAGGAGTTAGAATCAGAATACCCTCCTAAAATATAGATGTAGTTACTATTAACTATTGCCATCCCAGCCTTTTGTCTAGGAGGTGGATACACATCGACTAAATTATCATCCTGTGCATGTACTAATGTCCATGTTCGTAAACCAAGATCAAAATACCATAAGTCATTATAAAATTTAGTACCGTCAAATCCTCCAAATAACCAAACACGTCCATTATAACTGTCATATGACAATGAAGTATACACTCTTGCAGTAGGTCTTTGAGTACCACTGAATGTATATTCTTGCACATTTAATGTTGTATTATTTAATACATATGTACCTTCATTAAACGTATTATTGCCTTGATAAGAATACATACCTCCATAAAAAAAGGTCTGTGCATTATTTATATTAATTGAAGGCATTTGTATGCCAACAGGAGGTAATGTAATGGTTTTAGTTGATTGTAAAGCAGCGGAGGTATTGTATAGTTTCGCAACTGAAACATTATAGGTGCCCATACCTATATTATTTCCATAATATGTTGGTGTACTTACAATAGTCCAATAAAAACTATTATACGGATTAACAGCAGCAATACCACTTCTTACAAGAACAAATTGTGCGCCTGTATCATCCCATCGATATACAGAACCGTTATTCAAAAATACATTAATATAACTGCCGATAAGCAAACAACAATTATTAGCTGCCGGAACAAAAGGTGCTGTTATAGTGGTTGAAGTTACCGCATTAGTTATCTTATTTACTGTATAGATAGCATTAGGCTCAACAACCCCTATATCATTAAGTCCCCCAGCAATATAAATCTTTATGTTTGTCGCATCATTAAAAATTATATGCCCTTGTCTATTTGGTAGGATTCTGTTTGGGTCAAAATTAGTCCAGATACCGGTAGCTAAATTGTAAGACCATACATCGTTTAAAGGTACAATAAACGATGATGTATTAGCGGTATTAATTGTTAGTGTATCAGTCTCTCCTCCAAATAATAATAATTCAGTTGAAGTTGCTACTATATTACTTTTACGTCTTCTAGAAGGCATTTGATTTCCACTTTTCTCTATAAGTGAAAAATTTAAATTTACCCATTGATCTGTATTAATATTGTACTGCCACAAATCATTCATACATCTATTATCAGAGTACCCACCTAATATGTATAAATTAGTCCCATCGTACGAATATGCATAATTAGTACGACCTTGTGGGTATGAATTTCCTGCAAATTTGTATTGTACATATCGAGCGTTATCAGCAAACTCAATAAAAACAAATCTAGCATCAGTTCTATTTAATAATCCAAATAGCCTATGAATGTTATTTTGATCAAAGAAAGGTATATAACAATCAACTGCTGGTGCATAAGGGTTAATAGTTTTTGATACGTCAACTAGATTTTGAGCAGGGTAATACGGTACATCAACAATGTTTCTAGTTTCCTCGGTAATTATATCGTAGTTACTGTAATTATGAGTTGTATATGGGATATTAGACAATACTCTACTTTCTGTTGTCATTTTTAAAACCTCGTGTATTTTAGTAACTAATCATAAATGTTGTAATTATAATTGATGTTTTATCACTCGAAAGGAAAGCATGGAAAAGTAAAACATTTATACAAAGAATGTTATTTGTTAATTTTTGAGATGGTATAATTATGGATGTGTCTTACTCACAGTTACGAAATATAACCTGCCCTATTAGGCACTATTTCACATTAACAAAAAATAAAAGTTCTGAATTATTTAGACCTGCTACTTTAGGGCATCTCGTCCATAGAATTTATGCAAAAGCATTTAAGAATAGAAATTTTAAATTTGTCACACCTGATTTTGTACAGAAAGAATTAATTAATATTAGTGGGGCTAATATTAATATGTACAACCTAGTTACTGAACATATTCATGAAAGTGTATTAAAAAAATTCCCAAAAAAATTAGAAATTGAAGCGCAACATACTGTGGTAACTGATAAATTACCACATATCGATTCAGAAGTTGTTATATACAACAAACCAGATATATCATACATACAGAAAAATGTTGCTACAGTATGTGAGATAAAAACTGGAGGGTATAAGAAGTTCGATCCGTTGCAGCTACAATATTATGCTTGGGGATTATCACTTAAAAATAATACAATAGATCATTTCGTGACTAAAGTCTTTTATACTGCAACAAACAATATAGATGTTATTAATTTATTTACTAGGGATGAACTTCAAACAGCTATTGATAGATATTTGTATAGCTCATGTAAAGCATACGATTTTTTGGGTATAAAAAGTAGTAAAGAAGTAGCTTCGGTACTTCCATTTCTAATAGCCACAAATTCAGAGAAATTAACGGGTCTTTTTAACATTATCCATCCAGAACAATGTGCTTCTTGTAATTCATCAATAATATGCCCTGCATATTTACAAGAAGTGACTAAAACATTTGAAAAAAAGATGTCTAATCTAACTAGTAGTGATATAATGATTCAAGTAAATGTGTAAATTTAAAAGTATATGCATTATTTGTTTGTAAACTATTTAAAATTACTTTATAGTATGCATTATATTTAATTTTTTAAGGAGTTTACAAAAACATGTTGCTATCATTAGAACTCGAAATACCATGCGGCGATCAAAGAAATATTCATTTACAGTTAGTAAATAATAAACGAAGATTAAAAAGAGGATGTAAAAAGAAAAAAACAAGTACAAAACCCCTTATTGATAGAGCAATGCACATATTCAATAATGGTAGTCTTAATGATTATACCCATCCAAAAGAAGTTGACCCTTATTGGGATACACTTTATCGACAATACGAAGCTCTTGTTTATATCGAACTACTTTACAAAAATAATGTAAAAAAGTGTGAAGTTATATTAGATAATAACAATATTCGTTCTATTCTTTATGATCTAGAAAGAATTAAACAGCAGAAAAAAATACTTCTACATTACTTAATGAATTTTATGAACATTATGTACGGTTCAGTAATTCAGAGAAGATTTTATGGGTGGAAATATTACATAGAAGATTTTGTTAGTAAATTTAACGAAGTAGCTATCGTAAATTTAACAAAATTAAGATTTGATGTTGATCAAACAAGATGCTCAGTTTATTTTTATCAGGCTTTCTGGTTATCAGGATTATCAATAATCAATAAAATATCTGACGATTTAAAAAGAAACGAAAGTGATAGTGCTAAAAGCAGCAAACATAATTTCGATTCAGAAGACGACTTTGATACATTGTATGATATGTATGGTTCAGATGCTATTGATACTTTTAACACTATTGATAGTAATAATACTATAGCAGCTATAGTGGAGGAGGTAGTTGATCCTAATATTGAAGTTATTGTTATTCACAATTCTATAGTTGAAGAGAAATTGGAAGAAGTGACAGAAATTGTAGCAGTTGATAGGTATGTAAATATGGGAGTTGCAGAAATTGTAGAGGATGTTGATTTTAATATCTTCTGCACTCTTAAAAAATTATTGTATCAATTAGGTATAAACCATACTTCAATACATACATTTTCAGATAAGAAAATTTCAAAACTAGGTAGGATTATACGTAAAAAAATAACAAATGGTGAACTAGTGCTAAATAACACAGATAAGCAATCACTCGTTATGCTGTTTTCATCGCCACTGTTGAATTAGATAAATGTTTTCTGTGCTACAGTAGCGTTTACAGTAGCACAGATCGCATCATCAGTGGCATTTAGTACACGTTGTATTAAATCATCAATATTTATAAAACCTGCATTAAAAAACATTTCACCTAACATCTGGACCTGTTCAGGTATAAGTACATACCCAAACAGTAGATGAGGATGAATAACTGAGTGTTGCATTAGAAATAAAAATGCAGCTTGATTCATATCATTTAATGTTGCATTATTAGGGCTTTCGAGTATCTGTTGAAATTTCCTTCCTGCAAATGCATAATGTAACTCATTAGTTTTCCCATATAAATAAGCGAGACTATCATGGTACCCTTGATTATCGCCTATCCATTCAGTATGAGATTTCCAAAAATCTCTAACAATTTCATAAGGGTTTTGGTATACACATTTAACATCAGCACCATAAGAATCACACAGTACAAACAGCATGTTAGGTGTAAATTCCTTAACCATTACTGAATCTATATAACTATCAAGATGGCTAAGATCATTAAGTATATTTGTACTTTCAATAGTAGTATTAGACATTTGTAATTGTCCCTTCATATTTAGTAAAATACTTTAACATTTCTGGGTATTCAAAAGGAGTAAATGCATGCCCATGTTTATTTTGATATTCTTGAATCATTCTGTGTCTTATTGTACTCCAATTTTCTGGGGTCATCTCATATTGATAAGGAAATAATTTAGTAGTTAAACGTTTTAATAATTCTGGTGATTTTAATGTTGCTTTTAATTTCTTTTTTATAATTTTAGGATTTAATTTTAATACATCTGGTGTTAAAATATAATCATTAAACCACGCAACAAAATCGAATGTTAATCCCAACTCAAAAGAAGTAAAAAATATATCAAATACTGATATTGGATTCTTATCAAATTTTTCTTTATCTATGGACAGTATAGCACTTTCATTTATAAATACAAGGATCATTTACGTCTCCAAACATTTTTTGTTTATTTGTTTAGCAATTCCTTTAGATAAAGGATCATGTATTCCTAATATGTCCATTGTATTATCAAACCACTCATTCATTGCATCATGGGCAGGATTTTGAGGATCATGTAAAGCACCTAAAACCGAGGGTCCTCCTGAATTACGTCCTCCTATAGTCATACTATAACTTGGTAGAATATTATGCAAACGTTGTGTTCCACCCATATGCTCAACGTAGTGATCTACATCACTACTAATTTTATTAGCTATTACAACTTGGTTTGCAATAAATCCTATATCAAAAACACCTCCATGGAATCTTGTTTCAAGTCTCTGAGTACCTGCCTGTATTCTAAAATCAGCTCTACCCTCATCATACTCACTTGAAAGACCTAAATGTGCTGTTGATTGCCAACGTGTTTTATTTTTTGCTAAAATATCAAGCATTAAACCCATATGATTTAAATAATTAGAAGCAGTTTTTTGTATATCGTATGAGTTACCTGATCCAGGTTGTAAACATCCTAAAGTTGTACTTACATGTACTCCATATTTGGGCCCAAGAATTCTATCAGAATCTTTTATTGCTTTTTGAGCATCTAATGCAGCAAATGATAAATGGGTCGCATATAATAAATTAGTCATAGGCGCTGCACCAATAACTATTTCCCTAGTAGCAATACCACCAGGTAATGAACAATCAGAACATGTTCTAGTTGAATATGAACCTCCAGCAGTATGTGTAAGAAGATTTCTTGGATCAATGCCAAACAATCGTCTTGATGGTTCTGCTATCATGGTTTCAAAAGTCTGTCCGTTTGCACCAGGACCATTACCTCTATCTTTTTGAACATAGGCTGTTTCGTATTCTAAAGAATTAAATGTTGAATCTTTTAAAGCATGATTAGGTAAAAATAAACCATTTTTTGAATTTAAAGGAAGTATTCCTCCGATCTTCATTAATTCCTGTAATACACTTTTATGTAAAGGGACATTACTAATATTATTAACTGTAAAGTTATCTAAATTAAGCCCATTAGAAAAAGCAGCTTTATTTATTTTAGGAATTTCAGATTTGAAACCTGACATGTTAATAGGATGAATTTGATTAGTTAGTAATGATTTACTTGATAAATGTTGAGTAGCAGGTTCAAATGTGGAAATTTCAATTTTATTGTCATTACCTATGTGTGTTATTACAGGCATTGAAGTAATACCTGCAGGAATCTTAAAATCTTTTCCAGAAACTGTGTTTATAGTATGTATAGAGGTTCTTTGAGACACATTAGGATGAGATGTATGATTTGACTCATAAATATTTTTCATAATTGAAGCACTCAAACGAACTTCAGAATGAGCAGGATTTATATCCTTTAGTATCTTTTTACTATACTCAGTATATGCATTAATATCAATAGTCATATGTATCTCTATGTTTACAACGTCTGTAATAATCAAAAGCAAAATTTTGAGAAGTAGCATCTTTGATACCGAGGCATGACCCAAGTATCTCGTTGAAAGTGCCTTTTGTCCTTTCATTCCATCCATTAGTAGGAGGTATAAGTGTATCAGTTAAAGCTACATTACCCGTATCACCACTAGATGCACCCTGTACTAAATCAGACATTATTTTTGTTGCGAACGCTAATTGTGCTACTGGGTGTGCTCCACCTGGAATATATTGTGCATGTCTCATCTCTAGTACGCCATGTGTCTGTACTTTGTGTAATCCTCCAGTTGTATATTTTGCTAATTTTTGTAATCCAGATGTTTCTATATGTCCTGATTGATTAGATAAATTACTTAAATCCCCCCAAAAAGAGCCATTTTCTCGATAAAATGAGTACATATTTGTTTCAACACCATTATTGTGTTCTGCTCCCACTATACGTTCTTGACTCATATTCTGAGACCAACATTGCCCTGAATTTGCAGCATGTGTTCTTGCACCTGATGAAAGAGATTCTGGTTGGATAGCCGCACCATACAAATAATCACTTGTACTACCTTGAAGAGTATAACCATAACGTTCAGGAGATGATGTAGTGCTTTTAATTACGTTTTCAAATAAACGAAAATAATCAGCTCCAAATTTTAAAACATCTTGTCTACCACTTTCAGGTACTGCACCGACATTAATGTGTATCCCAGGAGGATCATTAGGCCCTCTTGTCGCACCGTAATTTCCACCTTCAGCACGTCCTCCTAAATCACGTAATGCTTCACCGATATGATATAGAGCTTTTACACCTCTAATCCCTTGCATTTTAGCAGTCACATATTCGGTACCATCACCATGTAGAGATGGCTCGTCATCTTTATGTAGTGATCCTTCAAAACCCATTTTGTTTATATCATATCCATATTTATCTTTTATGTGAGAGGCTATTTCAGTAGCACTTTTAAAAACTCCTGGGGTTTCAAATTCGGCACCAAAAGTATGGTTAAGGTTTGTAAAAGAAGGTGCAAATATAGCTTTATTCTGAGCAACAGGAATAACATACCCATTACCTAATGCTTCTCTCATAGATAAACTAGTATTCATTAATTGCATATGTTCTGGATTAAGATCCATTTCTGGAGTAGGGGAATCTGCAACATTGAATGAATTCGTAGGATAGTTATGGCTAGTATATGAAGCATTTTCTCCTCCATCACTTATAGGTGATAATGATACAGTACGTCCACGCTGTACTACACTTGTTGGAGGGGCTGTTTTATTAATCTGATGTTGGACCATGTCATCTACCATCCATTTATATGTACCATCCGCATTCTTACCTACTAAAGCACCTCCAAAAGATAGCATTTTTTTAGTTTCAGGAGTCATATTGTTATGATCAACATCCATAATTCTATATTCGTTTGCTGGTACCGATCCATGTCCTATATTTTGATAAAATTTACGATCATCTGCAAGTCCAGCACTTGCATCCAATCTTTCCCTCATTGCACCTAATGCTTCGATAGTTCTTGAAGTAGCTGTTAAGTTACCAGGAGTTGCAGGTGTTACCGAACCTCCACCCGTAGAATATCGTTGCTCAAATGTTTTAAAGGTAGAATCAGGCATTACTTCTATCATACCGGGATTAGTATATGTACTTGTTCTTGTTGGAGCAGGTGTTGTGTCTGTGTTGTTGTAAGCATTAACAACAGTGGTGCCATATCGCCCTGAACCGATACTTTCTAACATTGCTGAGACATCAGTTATGTGAGGAGTGGGTGGATTTTCTGTAATGCTACTTGTTGTATGTGCTGTATTATTATTTAATGCGTCTTGTACATTGGATCCCGGTGTAGTTAAAATACGTAAAGGATCAAAAGGCGCTGCCCCTGTTGAACGTGTACCTGCTATAGAACTGTTAGGGTTAACCTCAACACCAGCTTGTTGTGCATTAAAAATTTCCCCATCATCATCTACAGAATTCCAATTAGGTTCGGATGTAGAGGTTGTTGAAGCTGCTTGATGAGTTTCTGGAGGTGTTGTTTGTACTGATGGAGTGGTAGCTGCCGGAGCAGGGGTTACAGGGGCTGTTGTAGGTGTTGGTGAAACTGGATTTGTAGAAGATACAGGAGTTAGCCTAGGGGTGCTTGTATTAAAAATAGTATTGTCATAAGCACCTGAAACTATTGCACTAAGCCCTGGATTTGTAGCAGTTAAATGATTTAAATATTGATCCACATTATTATTTGAAAATCCAAATGAGTTTATGTCACCTGGTCTCGGTGTGTTTCCAGTGCCTTGACTGCTATGTATATTAGCATATTGATTATCCATTGCAGAATTGTATGTCCGCATAGCTAATTGGTAAATACCTTGATCGCTCCTTGCTATACCAAATGTATCTTTTAATGTTCCAATGGAGGGAGTAATTTTGCGTTCTAAACTAGATACAGTATATGAATTATGTACACCTTGTATAGTTTCTCTAATAAAACCAAAGTCATATCCATGATTAGTGCCGTACATACTCATCAATCCAGTAAAACTGGAAAGATACGCCATGCCTTTTTCCGCATTATCCTGAAAAGGTGCTTCTCCTTCATGTCCTGGAGTTGCATTTTTTACAAATGGCTTAATTTTATCATTAATTGCAGTTATGTTTTCTAAATATCCTTTCCCTATGCTATTTTGTAAAAGGAGACCTTTTAAAGAATTATGTTTCTCTATTGCTGTATTTCCTACAAGCTTCATGTCACTGTGTTCTGGAAACATTAAACTATGCAGAGTAGCAGTATTTAATGCATGAGTAGCTAATCCACTATTTGATCCAGGAGTGATTTTTGTGACTACATGATATGCATGTTCCTCAGCTCCATATCTAGTACCTTGGAGACCATGTGTTGGAACGCCTGAAAGCACTGATGCTGCTCTAGCTAAACTTCTTTGTGCTGATGGAGTGCTTATTAATACATTTGATAGTGTAATATCTCTACTAGGATAAAGTGAAGTAACATAATAATCACCAATTGTTTGATGAATACCTCTTTCTTCAATTAAAGGTACAATATGATCACTAGACGAAGCTCCAGGAGTAGCTGATGCTGCTGAAGACATTCTTTTGAATCTACTATAAAAACTCATACTTCACCTTTTATCTTAAAACATCATATAACGCATATTATATGATGTTTTAAGGCACATAAAAGATATAAACAAAAATGAAGTATTATAATGCTTTTATTGTACTAAATCAGTAAATTCATTTAATAAACGTTTTCGATAACCTAATATATTATTAATAGTATGTGTACTGAATGTTTTCGCTTCAATTTGTTCCGCTAATGCGATGAGTAAAGCAGATACCGGTGCTGATAATCCTTTACTTGTTAATTTTGTCATTTTTCGTTTATCTGCATTTTTGCTAAAGATATTAGCAGGGTTTTCAAATTCAATCTCGACTATTTTTTTAATAACTGCATAATCGGAATGCCTCATTAGTAATTCGTAAATAAAAGCACCTAATTTTGACAATCCAGGATGTTTAGCATTAGTATGTGTTCCTAAATCATCAAACATTTTTTTATCTTTTTCATTAATATCAAGTAGTAATGATTGAGGTGCTTTAATTTGCCAGGTAGAAGGAATACTGATTTTACAAACTGTCATTTTACTATTCCAAGAACTTGCAAAAACACGCCCTACTCTTTCTAATTCTATTATAATGTTTTCATTAAATAGATGTTTTCTTATCTCAGTTCGATCTTCATTAATTAATGCTACATTCGCATGTAGAGTGTCTTTGAGTGCAGGAGCACTCAAAATTGAGTTAGGCATGACTGTGTCAGTACTATGATGAGTAAATTTTATTTTTTCTTTTATATACGCAACTACTTCTTCTTCTGGTCTGGATAGAGTCTCTTCTGACAAAGGAATACCAATTCTAATAAAATTACTCCTGATTTTCATAAAATCAGCAAGTTCAGCTGGGACAAGTTTATAAATATTTTTATAATAATGTTTCATTTTCGAAACTATCGCATTAATATCTGCTTCTGTATATGTCATATGGAGTTCCTTTTAAAAGTTAACTATTTTAGTACTGATTTTCGTATATAAATTATATAAATAGCACACAAATTAAGAATGTACAATATGTAAAATGTATTAAAATAAAAAAGTGGTATATATCGTTAGACATATACCACTTTAATTCTAAAATCGGATGCAATTGACAACCAACACGGGTTATCTTTTTGGGCGTTCTGCCTTTTTACCTTTAGTTCAACCGTAACGTATCACTCTAGGTACATCGCCCCTTCTGCGTTGTTTTTCAACTGGTATATCCGATCTAATTTTTACACAATAAATAAACATAATTACTGAGCAATTACAAATTGGATAGTACAAGTAATTGCAGCAGCACCACCGGCGGTAGCTAATTTCAATCCTTTAACAGGAGTTGATTGTAAATCATTAGTTGAGAAAGTTAATGATCCTAGTACATTTGAAACTAAAACTGGAATTTCTTTATTTACACTAGCATTATTAGCTACATATATTAATTCAACTTCCTTAATCCATGTATCTGCTGAAACTGCTTGAGAAGCAATAGTTGATGATGCTTCAGAGATATACGTATTTTCAGTTTCATACCAATCAAGTTTACCTGCAACTGATGAGGTACAGAATGTTGTATTGTCAGTTTTAAAAATTTTAAATTTAAAACCAGTCAAAGCACCACCACCATCAACACCAGTTACATTGCCAGCTAATAGATCAAAAAACAATGCAGCGTAGAAATTTGAATCGATATTTGACAACGTAGTATTAGTACTGTCAAGTTTAAATTTAACATCGAAATTGTTTGTAGCTTGAGTAATTCTGATAAAACCGTTTACTTGAAGTCCTGATAATTGCATAGTATTACCTCTTAAATAAGTTTTTGTGTTTTAGAAAATTTAATTTAACCTTATATTACTTATGTTTTACATATAATTTAATTTCTATAATTAAGTAACCTTCCAAAACCATAACAACCATTTTTAATTAAATCCGAACATGGGAACTTTTTCCAACTTTCTAAAAATATAGCATCGTGATTTAAATCAGCATTACTTGCAATTAATGCTGTGATAGCTGATACATTAGCTGCATGTACATTTGAAGTAGTGGTATCAATAAAGTACCAATCACTTCGAATATTAGCAACTAGTAATTCCAAATCAGCAAGTCTTAATTGTACTGGTTCAAGAGGTGCATATGCTCTACCTCTAATCCATTTCACTATCACTTTATTTGTGTCAATACCTGTACTTGCAGTAATTCCAAGACTTCCTGTACTTGGAGTAGCTACATTAATGCCTGTGACTGTATCAGACATTGCATATGGATCACTAAGTAATGTTCTTCTGTATGAGACATTTCCATTTGCAGGACAGAATGACAAAATAGTATCAGTTCTATGCGTATCAATATACCTCATAGAATGTCCATTTTTTATTGTTCTTTGTATCCTAATATTAGCTAAACTATTAAATTGAGCTTGTTTAATACGGAATACGACCCCAGTATCTGCATCATCAGTAGTTACTGTTAATTTTTTCCTATTAGTAAATGTGAATGTGTCAACTACCCATGATCCTGACTCTTCAGCACCCCAAATGTATGAAATTGCTGATTTACTTCTCTCCCATGCAGCTACCCAATTACATACTGTATTTATAGCTGTCCCTGAATCGGTTGAGTAGTGAGGAGATGTACCGATACGAATGTTACCTGTAATTCTTGATAATGCGAAAGGATTACGTGCATTAGCCCAGCCGTTACCCCAATTTGGAGGGTATACACCGTTAGCTGAATCAACTCTTCCTGATGTTCCATAAACTGTTAATATAGTACGCTTATCATTATCAAATTCATGATTGTGCATTACCATAGTAAAAGGAGTTGCTGGAGTATTAGTATATATATTACCTAATTCTAAATTAGTAGTCTCCCCGTATTTAAAACCGACAGGGTATACATCAGTTGCTTGCCAGTATATATCACCATAAAAATCAACACTGTTATTCCAAATACCTAAAATTGAATTTTGAACTACAGTAGACTGAACACTACCTCTTGTCATAAGAGAATATTGACCAGTTAGTAGATAATGTGATCTTAAATGTGCAGGAGTACTAACAGCAGTATATTGATTAGCTGCTATCAGGTAACCTGTTCCTGCATGTGTACCTACTTTCCATTTTGATACGTCTAAAGTACCTGATGCAAAATCATCATAAAAATTAAAAACATTCGCACCATTACTTAAAGCTGTTGAACTACTTGTATAATATACATATAGTGTATTATCACCTTTTGAAAGATCGGTTTTAATAAATGCATTCTCAGTATCAGAAGCTGTCATCCAATAAGGAATCAATTCAGTACTTCCTGATGCAATTCCTACTATATTTTGTTTCTTAGTACCCAATCCAATAGATAATGCAGTATTTTCACTGAATGCTTCTAATGCAGTGGTACTTGTTATACGTAATGTAGTATTATTTGAAAAATTAGTCCTATCAAACTTAATAACACAATTAGTATCAGTACTGGTCGAGGTAAATTTCACTTTAGTTCTATTTGTGAATACGAATCCATCTATTGTCCATGAACCTGTCTCCATTGCTGAGTATACTGGTGGCCAATTGACTGATTTTGGAGCTTTATATACCGCTGCAAAAGTAAAGTTCATTGCATTAGTAACATCATTATTAAGACCTACATATTGAGACCAAGAACCGCCCAAATTTACAAAAGCTTCGCTTCCACCGCCATGACGTTGTAATCTACCAAAATCATTTTCACATGTGTAATATTTTCCATTGCTTGTACCTGTTAATAAATTTTCAGCAGATACAAGATTATCTTGATGTACAGTCAGTACATAGGTACTAGCTGTAGCAGTGGGTTTCCCACATCCTATACCATTGTTTGAATCGAACAATTCTCCTACATAACGCATGGTAGAATTTATACCAACAGCTAAACCACTATAAGCATGGTCGCTTGTTGATAAAGAAACTAAAATGGATGAATAATCGGTTACAGTTGCACTTACTCGTACAATTGCACCGTAAGAATATTTTGGAGATATACAATTCAAACATTGAATTCGAGCCTGTGTGCTAGTAACTGCCATATTTCCAGAAGTTATTGTCATTTTTCCAGAATTGTATTTAACCCATCCTGGAATAGATGTAACACTAAAATCTTGATATACATTAAATATAGTGTTTGTACTCGCATTAGTAGCTGTGCCACTAGTGTAATAAACATAAAAATAGTTATCACCTGTATGCAAATCAGTTTTAACAAAAGTATATTTAGTATCTACAGTTTCATTAAAATGTGGTAACGGTGCGGTATAACTAATATTTGTTAATGCACCAAAAGCTACCTCTAGATTTGAAGTATCGTTTGCACTATATTTAATTTCATATTGATTTGTATTTGCTAAATTTGATACATTAGAAATAACACTTGTTGATTCTTGTCCAGTTAATTGTAATGCATTATTAACTACATTGATTGATAGATTATGACACATCGCTGAAACTCGCTCAGTCGAAGCTTGTCCAGGAGGGGTGACACTCGTATCAGTTGCTGACATTGATGTGCCGTCTAATTTACTGTATGTAAGATTAGCTACATCAAGAGTATTAAATCCTTCGTAAAATGAAAATACATCTGAAATTACAAACGAATTTGTAGTATTTGTCAATATCAAGACAATTGTTGCATTTGCCCCTATATATGGAATATTAATCCATAAACCTTTTCCATTAAAGTCGCCTAGATTATTTGAGACATGCCCATCAGTATCCTTTTCATATAATGTAGGAATAGATGTTAAACTCACTGTTTTTGCTACTATACCAGAAGTAAAACTAGTAAAAGTATAGTCGCTTACATCAATTCTTATTGAGTACTGAGAAAGAGAAGATGCATTTGGGTTATATATCTTAACCTCTGAAGCTGAAACATTACTTACTAAATCAGTTTTAGTCGCACTCATTAAACTTGAGATTTTATTTACATAACACCAATCAGGTCTAGTATAATGAGAAGCATTAGAAAATTCAATTTCTACTGACATACCTTTAAAAACACACAACATATTAGTATTAGTACTATAAATAATAAATCCTAATTGTAATGTGTATATAGTACTGTTAAAAACACTAAGAAGAGAATTAAATCCTTCATATGTAAAACAATTTGATCTATAGTTATTTAATAATATGTTAATATTATTAACAGTTAATGCATTCACCATTGAAGTAATATCAAGTGGCGTACCGTACACTATATGTTGTCCATATATGGTTGATATAGACGTATTTGTATTTGTTACTTTAATAATAGGGACATATGTAAATGCACCTGATCCGTATTCATTAGTATAATTCTGTATGGAGAACTTTCCTAATCTAGTGATATCATGCACAAGTAAATTTGTACTATCAAATACAATATTTATTCTTGTATTTGATTTAGCAATTACTTTACTATCAACATAAATAGCATCGTTTATTGTTACCCCAGTTTTATATGTTTGTGTACCACTAGTGCTCAATGATACTTGAATAGGTGCAGTTGTATTACCAACCTGTCCAGGTGTACCAAATACATCCCATGCAGTACAATTAAAGTGTGTATTTATATAAAGTTCATCTAGATTATAGTTATTGAAATAAGGGTATTGTGTAAAACACATACCCGTCCATCCACTATTTGAAGTGATACTAGCATCAGGATATACATGTTTTTGATAATTATTAACTATAAATGTTAAATATTTTATGTTATCCATAAAATATGACATAGTATCGGTTTTAATATTATTGTAGATATCTTTGTAAGCAGTTAATTGATGTCTCTCTACTCCAGTTAAAGCACCAATTGCTATTTGACGAGATCCAAACATAGGTGCTTCAATTACAATAGTATTAGTTTGAGATCCTGTATATACTGTTCCTTTAGTTAGTACATCAGATGCTGCATATGTATCATTAACATACCCAATAGTATAAGGGAATACAAGGTTGTTAGTATTTAAAATACTAATTAATTCTGCATTTTTAGTGAATGCACATTTATAAGCAGAATGAGATTTCAACATGAATCTATTGCTTAACAATACCTCGTATGAAAGAGCAGCAGCACTATTACTTAACAAGTGAGTACCTGCAGAATTCACATAAGGTTGTACTAAATATGTATATGCACTTGGTACATATGTAACAATATCTATATTAGCAGTATTTGTTATAGCTGTATTACTTATTTTAAATACTGAAGTGTCCCCAGGATTTATTGATTTGTTTGTTGTATACAAAAATTGAGTAGGATTTGTAGACATGTCAGTAATATCTATCAAATTACTATTAAGAACAGTGTATTCTGAATTTGAAACAATAGAAACTTTTGGTCCTGAATTTGTGTCTACATATGAAGGTGTTAACAACCCAGGTTCTGTATAATATAAATCGAGAGCTGAGGTTGTGAATAATGAATTGATCTTTTGATATTGAATTAATCCGGTTACAGAACTATTACCAGATCTTGCAGAACTATCAAAATGATGATCCATCATAATGTTTACTAAAAATCCAAGATATGCTAAATTAGCATTTATAGGACTTGCAACGTAATGTGCAGTAGTTATTTTATTATTAGTACTCAGTACCCCTGATGATGTTGGGTAGGCTGTAAATTGAGCTGTGTACTTTTGTGTAGTTCTATTATTCGAATCAAAACATGCACAGACAAGAGAAGATGAAACATTTTGTTGAGCTTCAATTAGTAAAGAAGTATTTGCTGCCTTCACTTCTACAATAGTATTACTAAGTAACTTTGAATAGTTTACATTTAAACCTGTTAAACTTCCCTGATTATACGTACAATGATCTTCATCAATCAAAGTGTAATATTGCGGTGTCGACGATGACGATATTATTTGAGCTGCATTATATGCATTTATAAATATAGATGAAGAACCTACTGATTTTGGAGTACCAGAAGTTACTATTTGTACTGATGCTACATTAGAGTCTGGGATTTCAATCGTATCTTTAAACTTATATCCAAGACTTTTGTATTTAGCATTTGTTAAATACCCATAAATATTACCGGTAGTCATAACACTATAAGCTCTATGAGGTTTCATTCCTACTAATGAATGTGCTAAAGATCTAGAACCCTTATCAAAGCAGCAACTAAGCCCCATGTATAAACCGCTCATCCCCCCATCTAGGAAATAAGAACCTCTTGTTCGTATAGGAAGTTCTATATAGCTTACTCTAGTATTATTATTTGTAATACCAGTAATAGTAGATGCTTTAAGATATAAAATATTACTAAACCCAATATCGGTTAACTGTCTATTAAAAGGGTCTGATTGGAAAAATGTCACATCACTTCCATCATTACTATTAATTACATTAATATTTTGATCAAATGCTATAGGTAATTCAATAGGAATTAAAGCTGTAGGTTTATATTGTATTCCTATAGTATCAAGGTTACTTGAACCCCAAGGATATGCGGGAGGAATGAACTCTTCTAACCATAAAGCACCTTTAGTTACATGAATTTCAGCAAGGTATCCAATAAAACCAGTAGTAGAATCTCCAAAACGTAAACCAGCACCAGTTTCTAATGACATTTTTACTGAAGCTTCGCATGTTCCATTTATGTAGATATTTAGAAACCCTTCGCTCATAACTAATGCGACATGGTACCAGGTATATGTAGTTAAAGGATGCAGCCCAGTATCAGTGCAAGCCACACTCCCGGCATTGCCTTGTACTGTAGTTCCATGTACTGCATCATCTCCATAATGGAATAAAAGTTGTGCTGTCCCAGCACCATACCCTGTGTATAATTCTAACCACCACCCACACTGATAGCTAACTTGATATCCCATGGAAAGGTTGTAGCTTGTTACTAGAGTTTGAGAGGCAGCAAGATTAGTAGGGAACATCCAAAAATCAATAGTTTTGTCACTTCCTGAAATAAGATTTCCAGATCCAAGAGAGTTCGCTATTTGTATGTAAGAAGTATTATTGGGTATAAAGAAACTCCCCAATCCTAACATAGTATGAGCATAAGTAGTGTATATACTTGAACTAGATGTTGTGATAGTCACACCATTGGGCAAAGAGGCACTATTTGTGATAGTCAAAGCACCTTCAGTACCATTTGCATGAAGTAGCACTAATGTATTAATACCATTGTTATCTGTATAATTTGTTGGGAATATACTTCGTATGTCTACATTATAAGGTAACCAATTTGATCTATTTTTAGCTTGTACATACGCATACACAATCACAGTCGTATTAACAGGGTACAACTGTGATAGTACTGTTCTATTTAAGACAAGTTCCCAAGAATATCGAGGGCTATTTAATGTTAATTTTTGTTGTTGTGCATGATCAGGATTAAGACTCCAAGGAATTACATGTATCCCATCAGTTACATAAACTGATTGTACATTAGTCAATAACTGAATAGAACTCCTGGTAATTACTTTTGGTATATGGATTGCTGGATATTGTGAAGTGCTAGAATTCCATGATACAGTAAATGTTAATACATGAGTATAGTCAGAATTACCTTCAACCTGTACAGTACTTAAAGGTAATTGTACATCATAAGGAATTGCTTCTCCTGTGTTTACATAAAGTTCATTTGTTTTAGTGATATCAGTATCTGAAGGGTCAATTAATGCATCAGATCCAACACATCTAGCAAGAATACTATCATCAAATCTACTTTTAGGAATATTTGCTGTATTTACTAAATTCCATGTTTCTAATGAATCCATAATAAGAGTATTTTTTGAACAGAAAGGAAAACTAAAATACTCATTTGTTGCAAAAATTGAGGTAGGATCAATACTGAGATGAAGTACATCTATATTCTCTGATGTTTGAAGAACAGTTTCAAATTCATAAGTTGCACCACCCCATACAACTGTTGGAGTTCCTTCTACATAAGTACACAAGTTCTCAGGCAATTGATATGTATAATTACCACCACCTTGTTGTCTAAATACCCTTAGTTTTAAATCATCTAATCTTCGTGTAGTACTTTTGTATACACATGGAGCAGCATTATTGTAAGATAGAGTTCTTGCACCAACATTGATTGTAATTGCAGGATTACAAGCTGATGTATAAATTGATTCGTAATATGCAGGATTTACATGAAATGTATTACTACGTAGTATATCAGCTTGTGCTCCTGGTACATAATTCTGACCACTCCCATATCCAGTAGTCCCTATATTAACTCTGTAAAAAGCTAGTCCAAAATGAACATAGTTACTTGAAGTTACATAATAAGGAATACAGTTATATCGAGCAAGTGCGTAACCGGCATCAGGCCAACTTAAAAGACTATATACCCATCCTATATTATTTTTAGATACTATACCAGCTAATGAAGCAGCTTGTGCTTGTGTTACAGAAATATTATATTGATATTTAACCGATGACATTGCTACTGATAATGAAGTATTCTGAATAGTTGTTATGGAATGTGCATCAGATGCATTACTTAAAGCAGCAGTTAGATTTGTATCGACTCCATTTACATTTACACAAGCAGGAGATACCCACCCAGATGTTATTGTGCTTGAATTTAATGACATCATTCCTCCATAAGGAATGATGTATGAATACATATTTGTACACAAGATTAATTTATCTGGTACCGCAGGGAATATATAATTATATTGATTCCATGTATAAGTACTTACAGGTTCATTTATCCTAAGTACCATGACTCCAGAACCAGAAGAAGGCAATCCTGTTAAAGTAAACGTATATTTAAGCCATCCTCCACCATACCCATCATATGTGCCTACTGTGGTAGGCAATGCGGAGGTAAATAATGTTCCATTAATATACGCGGATAATGCTTTTTTATCAATTACTTGCCAATACGCACCTCCTAAAGGGCAGTTTACATACACTGTTAATGTGGGTGCTGCATCCCAATACATTATTTGTACATGTTGCCAACAGCTATTAGCATACCCATCAGGACCTACGCTAAGTACATCTGATGTTAATGGAGGAGCTGAATTATGATACAGAAGTACATTTATATGTCCATCAGGAGTGTTCCATGGAGGTCCAGGAACGCCACCTCCATCAGTAGTACCCCATGCTAATGAAGTAAATGTTAGATAAGGCTCGATTAAAGTTGTGAAAGAAGGATATTTTACTTGAAAAGGGTAAATTGATGTATCAGTATCATTTGTACATGTTATTGTGCATGGAGAAGTATATCTTTCTACTGTTAATGGATCAAGAGATTGACCAGACCACCCTCTAACTAATCCACCGTTACTCATTGCGTAGGTAGTTGTTTGATCTAATAAATAAGATACATTAGAATTTACTTGTATTTGTACTGTATCAGTATAACTAGCTGTATTTATATATGTATTTACTAATGAGGGAATTATGAATCGTGAAACAACTGCACCCCCAGGACTTCCTGATGAAAGACACTTGTAGAAAATTTCAGCTGTGTAATTATTGTATATACTATATGAAGAGAAATTAGTATTTGTTACCGTAATAATAAGATTAGAAATAAAAGAAGTGTCGTTTATATTTGATCCTGGATATACACTTGTTTTGATAAATAATCTTGACAACTTATAAGATCTAAGATTATCTGAAATATTTTCTCGTAGTCCTGAAAATATCTTATTAACATTTTGAGTACTATTAACTGTTGTGCTTGCTAGTACAACAGGAGTAGCAACATCATATGTTATTTTGTAATTTCCTATAGCTGTACTTCCAGGAAGAATTACAATTGGGTTACTCGACATGTCAAAAACTGTATACACTAATGATGCATCAGTGTAAGATACTAAACCATACAGTGTGACAGCACTACCAGTATTATTGTACCAACTAAAGCTTAATTGGTATATATTGCCTGTTAATGTAAATGCAGATGAAAGTAAATTAGCTCTTAAATTCGAGAGTTCAGTATGACTTGTTTTAATTAATGAAGGGAGTGATACTCCATATATTAATGACACATCATGAGTTATAAAATCCAATGAAAGGGTCCCAGAAACAGGGGTATTTATTTTAGCCCATAAAGTCTCTGCATTTTTATCAGTTATACTTGCAGTAATGTTCCCTTCTTCATCAATTACATGTAAAGTAACTTCAGTATTAAAATTAGCAATTGAATTAACTTCCGGCATGTAAGCACCTATTTGTATTTTTAATATAGTGTGTAAGCTGTTTGTATTGAATGTTTTATCCCTCTCAGAAATAAAACATTACAAAACAGCTAAAACTAATAAAAACTAAGAGATTATATCTATGCGTAATAAAGTGACTTTACATATATCAACCACTAATGAATTAAATGTAGTTGGGGCAGATATTGTTGATACTAATAGGTATATTAGTCCTAATTTAGCAGGACTGTATGTATTGCCCTCTTCTAACATGCACATAAACACGCCGTTAGGGGCTATTTTTTTAAAATATTTAATAAATACTGTTCCATACAGAGCAGTCTCATCGTGTCTGATAGACGGCAGTGTGTACTATGGCACCATATTAGAAAACCCCTCAATAACTGTGTACAGTAATAATATACCTTTTTCATCGTTGATGGGAGTTGCACTTGATGAAACGGCTACTTGTGCTACCATTAATATTAGTAGTCAATCAATTACTACACCAAATAAAATAAAGAGCTATGCTGTTTTTAATTACAATAAAATCATTGAATATGCGACTAAAGCTGTAAATAATGGAACTGAATTTATGTATTTTCAAAATTGCATACTTCAGCAATATGTAAATTTTAAATATACTACACTAGTACATCCTTTGGCCTTGACTCATTTTAGACCAGTTTACAATGCTCTTGAGATTGGGCAGAATGACAGTTTGAATTTTAAAATTTATGGTGCCTCGAATTATTTATCAAGTATAACTAAAATAACCCTTAGAAGTCTTAAAATGCTTTTTAGTGCTGATAATACGAATTGGTATACGTACAATACTGGAACATCTGCTTTTGTTTCAGCGACACCTTCAGGCAGTTATTTTACATATAGTGAATTATGTTCATTAGGCACGACATTTAGTACATATCAGAGGATTCCATTGTCTGCTTTTGTAACTACTTTTGGATCTCCTAATATAGTAAAAATATCAGTTCTAACAAACGGTTGGACTCTTCCAAGATACATAAAACACGCATTGTATAACGATCAATTAGATTCGAGCAATTTTATTTGGGTTAATACTACTTCTACTACAAAAAGAAGTATATATTCCGGAAATATATAAACATGTCAAATATTTATATTTCAAAATTAGGAGTACGCTATGAAGTTGTTTATTATTATAAACAAAAAATAGTAAATTGGGATTTTGTAGCACCTAGTGCTTATGAATGCCTCTTTTCAACGATACCTGAATCACAAAACAAATACAGTAACATATTATCATACAGTATGTACCAATCTGATGAATTCCTGTCATCAGATTTAGCTATATACATAACTGATGAAAGTTACAGAAATAACATAGTATATTACGAATTGACATTAAGTAATAACTTTTTTCCTTCTATACCTTGTGTATTTCAAGGTTTTACAAACACAAGCATAGAAACACTACCAATTAATGTTTCAGATAATATAGTTTTTCCAGCATTGACTACAAAAACACTTCAGGCAACTCCTGTACAATTTAAAACACCAATTAAATACCCAATTGTTGATTCTCTTATAACTAAGATATATTCTCTTATCCCTATCGGTACATACACTCGTACTATCGAATTCATTAAAAATACTGTTGATTGTAGGGTGAATTTTAGTACATTACGTGAACCTACGATTAACACACCTATAGTCTCTTCCAATTTAAAATCATATCAAAACCTCCTATCATTAGGGCACATAATTGATGCATTAATGACAGGTATTGGCACTATTGTGAATAGCTATACACAAGTCGTATCAATTAACACAAATATTTTACCTTTACATACTCAATACATTGTAGGTAATGCAGATACTATTACTTATACATTTTCAAATGGCAATACATATAATTCTATATCTAGCTGTAGTCTCTCTAGTCATACTAGCATTTCACATTAATACGTATAGAGGTTTTAAATAAATGCCTATATTTTTGTCATATACTAATACATTTCCATACAGTGTGATTACTGATTTACGAATTAATGATGAGATGGATGTGTCATTAACACATGGTACTAATGTTGAAGAGATTATTACTCCTATTTATATTATAGCTACAAAAGAGTTATTCCCTAATCTTGAAATTAAAGTAGAAAATGAGAATAGTTCTGGAGCGTCATTATACATAAGTCCTGTTGACTCAATAGGTGTTCCTACACATTGGGGGAAACTTATTACATTAACGAATATTGATGCAACAATAAGTGATGTAAAAATACTGATTAATTACAAATGGAGTGTGATTAATAATATATACATCCTGAAGAAGCTAAATGTTTCAGGGAATATAAATATCTATGCTGTTTAAAGAGGGTAGTGATGATTTCAGGCGTATATATAGGTAAAAGCAGTACAGGAAGCTATGATCTTGTTTCTACAGGGGACTATATAAGCCCTGTTACAACTACATTTAAATTAAAGGACTCTCAAACTTCGATTGTGAAAGATGTTCCTTTATACTTGATAATTAATGACATCGATATTGATATTATTAAGGTTATGGTCATAGGTAAAGTTACTGCTATTAGACAATTTGTATCGTGGGATGGGATTACTTGGTCTACTTCAATTGAAAGTACTAACAATATTAATGTTATAGGGTCTTTAATGATTAGGCCTTTTTATACAAGAATCATAGTTGATGACTTTCTAGAATATTTTAATGTAAGTCAAGAGTCCTCGTATAAACAGTATAAACTAAAACTAATGTATTCATAATTTACGAAGCATATGTATATGTAACATCGTATGTTCCTGTTTCTTTAATTGAATCATATGACATATTTGCTGTCTTTATACCTAGTCCATTAACTGAATTATAGAAATTACTTATCGCAATTTTTACATTTTCTGCATAGAATTTATACGAAGCTGATGCTTGTGTGATATTTTTTGGACATGCATTATATACCCGTATTATGTCCTCCCAATTAGTTGTGGGGAGTTGTACACGACTATACATCAGATTAGGATTATTTGTTGCGGGAGTTAATGCAGGCCCTGTAGGCCATGATAAATTACGTTTTAATGGAGAAGCATTTTTTATTAATCCTTCAGAAGCTACTGAATGCGATGTTGACCCTATTTGAGAAGTACCACCAGCCTCGTTTAAAGAATGTGTAACTGTTGTAACTGTTGAGATAGGTCCTCTAATATTATATTTGGTAATTTTTGAAGATAGTAATGTATAAATTAATCTTGGAGGATTTGCAGCACACATCTTAGCTAAATTTTTATATCTCGCTATGTTTTTCATTGCTGCCATATAATTCTGAATATCAGAAGGATTAACGCCGGCTGCTTTAGCCATAGTTATATTTTTTGGATCATTATTAGTGAAAATTTGTTTATTAATACGAGAAGCAATGTGCCCCATTAGGCCTGTTTGTTCCTCAGCTGTTTGAAATGCATTCTTAAGACTCACATTAATACTACCACCTGATTGATGTAGCCATTTAAAAACATTAGCTTCTCCAGCAGACGCATAAGCAGACAATGTCCATATAGCAGGTAATTTATAATCAATAAATATTCGAGAACACGCAACATTAATCATTGCTGTATAGGCTCCTCTGGAACCTTCAACAATATTATAGTATTTAAACATAGGTTTGGCTTCAGTTGGATCAACTAACGCCACGTCCCAATCAAGAGTAACTAAAACAGGCCCATATTTTTCACTTTTATTCTTACTAGGGACAGCTACTAAATCAGTCAATGTTGAATACGAATCACTAATTGTTTCAGAGATAGTTCTATATGGATCGAAAGAAGATCCTGAATTTAATTCAGGAGAAGTTAAATAGGTATTAAAAGAAATACCTGTTTTTTTATAAGGTAAAAAAGTAGCAATAATAAAATTAATGTAAGGGTCATCATAAATTGTATTTTGTTTAGTTGTATCATGAAATCCTTGTGCGTAACGATTAGGATCACCATAAAAAGAACTTTCCGATACAATTTTCTTCGATGATATTTTATTTACCCACCCTGACTGAACCCCTACACCATATTTAAAAGCAGCGCCGGCAATGCCCATGACATAACCAATAATTTTCATTGCTCCTTTATCATCATCTTGAGGAGGTATAGCAGTACTCATAAGTCACCTTAATTGTAAGTTAGTAAAGTGTGTATGTTTTTAAATGTTTTATAAAAAATTAACATATGCTCATATTTCACTACAAAGGTAAAAACATAAGATATGAATGTTTAATTTTTCATGCACTTTCTACAAAGGTAAATTAGAATGGCAGATGACGGCATAATCATAATAGGTAACCAAACAATAGGTTATACTGAAAGGCAAACATACATCTATTGGGATATTACTCCCAATATGGTGGATGAAAGGCATATGTTTATTGCTAGTCCTTACTATTTAGTATCAAATAGTCGGTATACTGCTCAAAATTATTTACTTACTATATATAGTACTAGATGGACAGGTTTAGATTACACACCTATCCCTATGTCAGAAGTTACTATATTTTTACATTATTCTCAATGTGTGTGGTCAGAAAGATCAGTATCGTATCATCCTGAAACAGGTAATAGAATGATGTTTGTTGAAGGTTTAATGACAAATACACCACTATTAATGAAATATCCTAAATACTATAATTGGAGTTATGTTCCACAGATAGTTAATCCTCAATTTATTCTTTGGTCATTTTATCCATTAGCGACTAATGATATAACAGTTAAATTAACATCTGATACAGGTGCTTCAGTTTCAGTGAATTCTGGTACGGATCCAGATAAATTCTCTATTGTACCTCTTTCAAATAAACAGTATCAAATAACTGCAAATGTAGATCATACATTTGCAACAGGGGATCATGTAACATGTTACCTTACATGTTATGATACCAAAGGGAATTATCTAAAACCGGGAATGTGGTAATTACGATATAAAATCTTTGTATACACTCGATGCATGTAAACACAACGAATTATTATTCTTATCAATTTCAAATGATGGTTCGATAGAATAAATAGACTTGTTTCTATCGAGGTTTCGAATTAAAACAGTATGTGTATCTTTAAAATCAAGTAAATATGATTTAATGGTTGCAAGTCTATTTGCTTTTTTATCTAAAAATGTATTAACTTCTAAGTATATTACATTCCTAGTTTTCTTATCAAATATAGCATTAAGAACAATTAACGGCTCTACGTAAAATTCAGAGTGGACTGTAATTTTAACAATATTGTTTTCTAGTAACAAATTTTTAAGTATTCCTAATTTCATTGTATATTTCCTTTTTAAATTAAAAAACAAATTCTTTTAATAGGTTTTATACCTCTGATTAAAAACATATACAAGTATATGTAATGTACAAACCAACAAGCAAATGTTAATTAAAATGGAGAAAACGTTATGAGTGAGGAAAAAGAAGTCGGTACTTTAGCGAGTTATGTTATTCCTATGTATGCAATGGTTGCATTTCTACATAATACCGACTCAACTGATTCAATTAACCCTTCAGTTGTTGAATTAATGAAGAAGATCGATAATAACCAACAAATCAAAGAATTACTAGGTTTAATGTCAGGTAAGTTAACTGAAATTATAGCAGGACTTGATTCTAGTTTTGCAGCAACAATTTTTATTCCTAATGCTTTTATTCCTATAAAAGAACAAAAGGATAGTGATCTTGTAATTGACTTTGTAAGTAGATTGAATGATGAGATAGCAAAAAGAATGGACGGTACACAAGAAAATGAACAATAATATTATGGAGTACTCAATGGCTGACGACACTTATACAGAATTACCTGATGAACCGCAGTTATCAGGCATTGGTAAGTATAAAAAAACTATCGCTTACATTGAAGAAGAATTGTACACCACTTTAAACTATTTAAACAATCAATTGGATTTAATTGATGAGCAAATAGGGGATACAGGAGAGCATGCAGCACCTCTCCCTTTTAACAGAAATGTGTATGATTCAAAGAAACAAATTGTGGAACAGAAATTAGTGGCATTACGTTCATTAGCTGGTGTTGCATCAGAACAAGTTAAGGTAACTGATAAAACTAAAGGGTCAGAAATTGCAAGTATTACTGAATTATTTCAAAATTAATTTGTAATTAAGATGAAAATCATTGCAGTTAAATCATTATTACCAGATGTAAAATCGGTTCTTCTTTTTTCCGAGAATAAAAAAGAAGATTATTTGTATGCACATCAATTGTCAATTGCGGAAGATGTAACTGACGATGCGGAAGAAATACAAGCACGAAAATATGATAGTATCCCTGATGAAACAAATGTTAGTGATAGATATTGCTATTTTAAATAAAGTTATTTTGGAGAGTACTGATGAATAAGTTAGGATTAAGAGATGTAGCATATACTTCAATTAAGAAAAAATATCCAAAACTCACAAAAATACAGATTACGGATATTCTTGAAACAGTTATTGAGTCTATGATTGATGCATTAGTTGACACTAAGAGATTATCAATGCGAGGATTTGGTATTTTAGAAGTGACATACTTAAAAGAAAGGCCCGGGTTTCACCCTAAATTTCTTAAACCCATAATTATCCCTGCAAGAGCTAAAATAAAATTCGTCCCTGCACAGACATTAAGAAATAGAATAAATAGTAAGCCTAAGAGTCAAAAGTAATCGAATTTATTGGGTTATATGCTAGTACCTTATTATTTCTTTGTAATATAATATTATTTGATTTAAGTATACCTGCGACCGCATATTTTTCAGACGTAGTATTATCTGGTAGTATATCTAATACCATAGCTGGATGCATTCTAATAAACAATTGTTGATCAGCAGTTACAGTGTTAGGAGCTACTATACCTACTCTAACATCATTAGTTCTCATATACTTATGAGATGCATAAAAATTTTGTAGTAAATCAACATGTCTATCTGTTATTTCTTTAGCCACTTTCATTGCTAATACTGATGTGAATGCATCGTCTTTAAACATGTGCATTTCATTATAAGGAACATAATGAGATTTTAAAGATCTTGAAGCGATTAATTGTGTTACTAAATAACTAAAAGGATCATTAGTGCCTTGTTCCAGAGTACTATACATAATCCTTTCAGGAGAAAAAAAGTAAGGTGCGATAGTATTAACTAATCTATATGAAGAATCAGAATTTAAATGATTAGTGTATGCTGCAATTAGAGATGTACTCCAATTTGTATTATTTTTTAAATATGCATTATGTGCCATTTCTATAATATGGTGTTTATTATTTGTTATATCATTATTATTTAATGAAACAATGTATAATAGCTTTTCTTTCGGGCTTAGGACTGTGCCATTAATAACATTTTCGATATTATTAGAATTTGATAGTATATGTGCAATTGTAGGGTCTGATACACTTGAATGTAGTGCAAAAAACCTTTTCTTATCAATATTCCTAAGCATCAAGTTTGAATATAACACAGAGTTACGGTGTATATTGGTATTAACCCCACTATAATATTGAATTAGATCGTGTGATAATGCATCACTCCAGTATTCAGGATCATGTTTATATATATTGGGTTGTAAAATTAAATTTTTTGCAAGGTCAGCACGATCTTCAGCTTTACCAGTTAAGGCCTTATGTAAATTAACAATTTTTGAAGGGGAAGGGTTTACAAAATTAAGAAACGATGACATTTCGTTCCCTACCTTAGTATGTTCAAAAATATCGACAGTTGTTTTTGATTTAGTAAGAATTTTTCCATAATCAGGGGGTTCAATATCTGCATCAGCTGCTATTAAAGCTTTTTTATTGTGTATCATGGGGAGTACAACAGGTTTTAATAATTCATCTTCCTCTTGTATTGGTTTTAATGATACCTTTTCAGTTACTGCAATTGAAGTGTTCTTGATTTCTTTATTTTTTTTCTGTTCAGATTCTTTATGTTGAATAACTGTTTGTTTTCTAATTGAAGAGATAGCTGAATGCTTTTTTATAACTGGTTCAAATACTGAATCTTGAGAAAGTATATGCGCATATACACTCTGCATTAACTTTTGTTTTGATTTATTATGATGAGGCTCTGTTTTAATATGCCTATCTACAAGTAACTTCCATACAATTGAATCTTTTGAAAATAGATCCCTGAGATGTGTAATATCATTATGCTGTATTGATTTTGACAGTTTAGAATACAGTTTAATGAAAGGAATGTGTATTTTATCTGGAACAGTTGTAGCTTTCTTTAAAGCTTCTTCTAGCTGCTCAGGTCTAACATGGTACGTTCTAAATATTAAACCTTTCGCAGGATCACTAACACCTTTAATAACAGGAACTAAATGTGTTTTTGGTGTTGTTTTTGAGTGCATTATAAAAACCTATATCAAATTACATATTACAAAAAAACTGTTTAGCTGCGGCAGGATCAATACCATGTTTACCAAAATCTTCAAAATCTTTGATATTTGAAAAATCAGTAGGTAATTTAGTACTATCTTTTGAAGAAGGTTCATTTTTATTTTTTAAATTTTCTTCTTCCGGGTTATTTTTTACAGGCTCGGCAGGTGCTGTTTCTTTATTATTAGTATTCGGTTCTGGTTCACCTAATCCTGGTTTTCTAACGTTATTGGGCTCTTCTTTTTTAAGAGGCTTTACAGGAGTCGGTTTTTCAGGACTAACATAGTATGTCTCATCATTAATACTACCAGTTTTTTTATTAGTAATCAGTTTTTTTGTAGGGACTAACCGACCTAAATTTTTTTCTGCCATTATAAATAAACCTTATATGAGTGTAATAAAAAGAATGACTTTACTGTATGTTTTATTGTATTCATACAAACAATAAAACATCATTTATATAGTTCGCTATTCATAACAACAAAAGGATAAGCATATGTTTGATTTTTTAAAGAGAAAAAAGACTAACGATGAAGTTGGAGTAGGTTTTGATTCCGACAAATTTGTTCAGTCGTTAATGAAGACAGGCCTTAACGAGAATGTCGCAACAACACTTGCTGAAGAAGTAAATGACTCGATAAAAAACCAAGTAGTTGAAAAAACTACTCAAACATATGACGCTTTCATGAATGCTGTATCGACTAATATTGAAGGTTTATCAATATTACCTACAGAAAGAATTCAAGCATGTCGAGAATTAAAAAGTTTCCTATCTGAGAATCCTGAAGTTAATAACTCAATTGGGTTATATGCCTCATATATTGCATACGGTGCAGCTGAAACAACATTAGAAGAATACAAAGTTACAATTTTAGGTAGTGATGCCAAATCTATTAAAGCAGCTACACAATTTATTAAAAAATGGGAAAAGAAATCAAAAATTAAACGTACTATTTTTAGATTAGCTAAAGATTTAATTCCTTTTGGCGATGCTTTTTTAGAGAAACTATATGTAAAAATGCCTGATGGTAAAAAGAACTTTTCAGGTGTCGCATATATTCCTACTCATACAATGTACCCTAAATTAAATAATAAAGGGTATTCTACTAAATATTATCAAATAATCGATTCAAAAGATGACAAATTTGCTGACGCAGACGCTTTAGGTATTGCATCGCTAGTTAAAGAAGGCATCGTTGTAGAATTTGAACCAAAAGAAATTATACATTTTAATGATGGATCAGCTGTCGGAGTAACTGATACACCTTATTTTAACTTAATTATTTTATGGCGTTACTTAAAAATGTTGGAAGAGTCTCTAGTCATTCACAAAATGACTCGTGCTCGACGTTTTATTATTTTTATGCTTGATGTCACTGGTAAAACTAAAGGTGAAGTACGTTCAGCTATTACTAATTTTACGCAAAGTGTAAAATCAGTTTTTAAAATGAATGTTAAACAAGGTAGTATAACCAGTAATAAATCAACTGTCCCATCATCTTCAGATTTAGTTATACCAGTCACTAAAGATTCAGCAACAAAAATACAAAATATACCATCTGATCCTTCAGCTACCAATGTTGATGATTTAAGTTTTTACTTAAATAGAATTACAACTAACATGTTTACATCACATGTTTTTTCACATGCAAAATCAACAGGTAATGAAAAATATATTGAAAAATCATTCATGCGATTAGTTAAAATATACCAACGTCAAATGGAATATGAGTTGGAAGATGTGTATAATGAATTACTTATAAGTAATAATTTTATTAATTTAGACGTTAAAATTCAATTCCCTTCTCCTGATGCTGATCAAGAGGTGCGTATAGTAGATAGTATTGTACGACGTATGATGATAGTAAATCAACTGACCGCAACAATTGGTGTTACACCTCCTATTCAATGGATAGTTGATTACGTATTTAAAGACTTAGCACAATATGAGATTGAAGAATTAATTGCAATGCTTAATCAAGCTATTGACGAACAAACAAAAAATCAACAGAGTGATGAATATCCTGATGTGTTTAATGAAAATCAAGGTACTTCTAACAATAGTACGAATTCTGCAAATGCCAACAACACTTCTTCTAATTCAAATAATGATGCATCTTTGAGAGACCAAAGTAGTGTGCAGCAAAATGGTCAGAAAAAAACAACAGAATCACAATCAGATATGTATGGTATGTTTGATGTGCTTGCGAATGAGCACATACAAAGAGTAACTGAACAGACAGTAGCTAACCCAGAACGTATGGCAGCATCGATCAAATTAGCTCTAGATTATCTAAAAATGAATAATTTTAAAAATGAATAATCAATTAGCTACTATTTTTACAGGCACTTATCGAATTATCTCTCCGTTGCATCATTACAATAACGATGCAACCGAAGATGTTGTTATTATAATTACTGCTCCGTATGATGGTATAAATTACATAGCTATAAATAATATAAACAATACAGTAATCTCTAGAGTATCATTACCCTGCATGGATAAATTAAAGGATACAATATTAGAGAATGATTCCTCAATTACACGAAATGACTTGAGTATTACATCTGTTTTTGGGATATATAATAGTTCGATATCTGTAAATATTAAAATCGCGACTGTATTTTTTGTATTAGTAAATATGCATACATTGGAAAACTATTTAGTACAAGTTGATGTAACTAATCATGATCCTAATAACTTAATAATCACCCCTATTACAAAATTTTTTAATTCAAATAATGTATATTTTGACACTACAGTGACTACAAATGTAACTGTAAATGATTATACAAATGTTTCTGAAATTGATGCTTACATAACTTTTGTTGATGCTGGGCCAACTAATACATTGAGTTCAGCAAGTATTGAAGGGATTCGTATTTTAGTAAGCGATGCTGAGAAACAGCTCTTTGCAGTTGGTAATAATATAGTTTTACCTGATACTATTTACCCTCTTGTTGATATATGGTCCAATCAACATCGTCAGTTTTTTCAATTAACAGAAGACACAGAAAAAATTAAATTAAATTTTTCAACAGGTTTAGGTTTTATTGGTTTTAAAAATCAATAAAAAGGCAATTTTATGGCAATAGATCTTGATTTTTTTGAGAATGAAAAGAACATAGGAACAGAGAAAAGGATTTTTATAAATCCATATAAAGAATTACTCGAAATACATGAAAAACTGGAAGCTATTGCTACTATTATTCCTGAAAACTTTCTTTTAGAACATTCGTTTCAATCAAAGGATAAATAAGCACTTTTCTCTTTACATTCCTTTTATTTCTGTGTATATTATGTTTCAGTTGAAATGTAGTACTATGCAAAAATTCTAGGAGTGTACATACCTTATGAAAATTAGTATTCAAGAGTTTTTAAAAGAACAAAAAATAGATTTTTATATGGGTAGAGTTGCTGAAAAAAGCCCTTATCATTTATTCACATTAGTTACCTTAAACCCCTCAATTAAATTGATGCTAGTCACTCATTCAATTGATATGAGTGCAGTAGTCATTTATTGGCATTCAAATCTTAATTATGCAATTCAAAGTACTTCTTTTACTCATTATAATGAAGCATTACCATTACTTAAAGCGATGGTTTGTACTACTACTGTTAATGAGTTAATACACGAGCCTCCTGAAAACTTGTATTTGAATCTCATTTTAACACATTCAATATTAAAAGAAATGTCTTTTGCACAATCAATGGCAAAACAATTTCTGGAAAGAGGTAAATTATCGGATAAACAATTATTATATATTGTGGGACCTACTCCTAATGGGCGACCTCCAATTCAATCAAACGTATTAAATGCTATAAATATATTCACAGCATATGCTGAAAAAGTTATAAAAGAAAAGGGTAAACAGGTATCAACTATAGTAACACGTAATTTCAATCTAAAAGCAACAAAAGGGGATGATGTTACATTAGTCCCAACAACTGAATATAAATCACATCAATACACTTTTCCTAATTTTAATCCAGTGCAATCATTAGTATTCCCACATATTAATTCAGACAATAATTTAGTTATTGGAGCTAACACAAGTTCAGGTAAAACTATTTGCGCTGAAATGTTGATGGATGGAATATTAGCTAACAAAAAGAAAATTGTGTACCTTTCACCACTTAAATCATTAACACAAGAAAAATACAGTGATTGGCAGAAAAGGTTCCCTGACAAAACAATTGAAATTATGACAGGGGATTACAATTTATCCGAATCTCAGGCAAACAAATTAAAAACAGTTGATATTATTTGTATGACATCTGAGATGTTAGATAGTAGAACTCGAAAATTCGAATCAGAGAAAAATACATGGTTATACAATGTAGGGTTACTAATTGTAGACGAATCTCACATAACAGGAGTTGAAGGGCGTGGTCCTTCTTGCGAAGTAGGAATTATGCGTTTTACTCAAATCAATCCTGATGCCAGAGTATTATTGCTATCTGCTACTATGCCTAATGTTGAAGAATTTGGTGAATGGCTTAGTATATTAAACGGTAAGAAGACTGATATAGTTCTTTGTGACTGGCGCCCAGTAGTATTGAAAATGCATTATATTGAATATACTACGCAAGGTGATTATTATGACAATCGTAATGCTAAAATGGCCGAAGCTGTAGATCTAGTATTGCAAAAACCTGAAGAAAAGTTTCTTATATTTGTACACGATAAAACTACAGGTAGAGAGATTATTAAACTCCTTAAAGCAAAGAATGTAACAGCAATGTTTCATAATGCAGATCTCAATATTACTGATAGACTTAAAATAGAAGAACAATTCAAAATTAAAAAAGGTGGGCTACAAACACTTGTAGCAACTTCAACACTTGCCTGGGGTGTAAATTTACCAGCTAGAAATGTCATTATAGTTGGTGTACATAGAGGCATGAATGAAGTTGATGAACTTGACATAGTGCAAATGTTGGGCCGGGCCGGGAGGTATGGAATTGACACCGAAGGTTTTGTATATATGGTGTTACCTGAAAGAACCATTGAAAAATGGAAATCTCGTATTAGAAATCCTAGAGCAGTAACATCTTGTCTTAAAAAATTAGATGTTCTTGCTTTTCATGTACTTAGTGAGATCAATACTAAAAACATAATAAATGAAGCAAATGTTAAATCATGGTATTCAAGATCATTGGCTTCGGTACAGCAAATAGATATGCATGAGGACGAATCAGCACATGTTATTCAGGATTTGATTAACATGAAAATGGTTAAACGACAAAAAATGGGTAATATGCTAAACATTACCAACATGGGTATAGTTAGTGCATTAATGTATTACAATCCTTATGATATATATGATTGGTATAGGAATTTTGAACAAATAAATTCAAAGGGTAGTATATCTGATGTAGCAATGGCTTGGGCTATAGCTGATATCCCTTCAAATAGATTAACATACGTTCCAAAGAATATGATTGAAAAAGTTGCTGAATATAAAAAACTACTTATAGCTAATGGAATTGATATGTCGTATACTGATCTTACTTCAATTAATTCAATATATGCAGCTTATCATTGTTTACAAGGAAGCGATCCTATAGACGGAATGATTAAATCAACAATGCGTTCATTTCAATATGATGCCCCTAGAATGATATCATCACTAGAGATGATTGATGCTAACTACAGTAGATGGGGTATGGATTGGAATGAAATTGGAACACGAGCTATTTATGGTGTCCGTAAAGAGATGCTTAATTTAGTTAAAATTGAAGGGGTAGGAAGAGCACGAGCTGAAAAGTTGTATAGTCTAGGTTTTACAGATGCTGCATCACTCGCAAAAACAGATGCTTCAAAACTTCAGCCAGCATTTACACTTAAATTAGCAAAAGAAATCATTAAGAATGCACAAGAAATCAACAAGTAAAAGGTGAATTAATGTTATTAAACGGTAGAGATTTAATTAAACAAGCAGCAGAAGATATCAATGCAACTAAGGTACTTCCTTTTAAAATAGAAGTTACTGATATTGAAAATGCACAGGGAGACGATCTTAAAAATATTATTAATTATTTTCTTGATAGCATTGAGACTATTTCTGAAACTAAAGAACATTTAATCCCTCAAAATGTTATTAGTTTATATAACAACATAGTTGATAAATCTGTAAATTTCGATGTTATAGAGAATGGCGTCGATGTATTTGATATAGATAGCATTGTGTTTAGAAGAACTAAATTTAATGAGTAGTATCGAAATACACAAACTCTCTCGACGCATTGCTGTACATGATAGGTATGCATTAGGTGCAGCAATGCAGGCATTAAAACTTAATCTATTTAAGGGTAATGATGCGATATGTGAGAAGATAGCACGACAATATTTAAGTAATCCTAATATGAAGATAAACAATCTTCAGTTGGATACATTAAAGAAAAGAATGGTGCCCTATAGTTTAGTTCTTTTTGAAAATGGAGGGATTCCTGAGAATATACTAGAACATGCAGCTAATTGTACATACACAATTACACAAAATAAAGGCACAAATAAAAATGTAATTGAAAGGAAGTATGCTTCTATAAAAATAAGTAAATACCCTTCTATTTATCTAGCTTTTAAATTTGATCCAGGTGTTATTGAACAAATAAGAAAATTAGATACTCCTAAATTTGATACTCTAACCAAATCATGGAAAATTAGAGCAACCATTCGTAACTGTGAAGAACTATTAAAAATTGAATTCACTTTTAGTCCTGAGTTAGAGGAATGGTATCATACACATTCATATAAATTCTACCCAACTCCTCAAAAACACATAAAAATAAAAGGTCTCCAGAAAGAATTACGACCTTTTCAAGAAGAAGGTATTGCGTATGTCGTAAGTAGGCATAATAGAGCTCTTATTGGGGACGATATGGGGCTAGGAAAAACTGTACAAGGTATAGGATGGATGCAATATTTAATAAAAGCGCGTCCAGCACTTATAGTTTGCCCAGCATCACTAAAATATAACTGGGCAAAGGAAATTCTTTTATGGGTTGAGAACCCTTCTATTTATGTATTAAATGGTTCTCCCACATCAAAAACACCAGATCAAATATTTACTAAACAACATCTGTATCATCAAGGTGATAAAAAAAATAAATTTATTATTATAAATTATGATATTATCCCTAATGATTTTAAACGAAAAATTAGTTCCGAAGGTAAAAAAATAAAAACTGAAATTAAGTATTCAAAATGGGTGGATTACTTAAAAGAACTAGAAATACAATGTGTTGCCCTTGATGAGGTGCAATATATTAAAAATAAAGAAGCTGTTAGAACAATAGCAACTCTTGCATTGTGTAAAGAAATACCGAATATAGTTGCACTATCAGGTACACCAATTGAAAATAGACCGATTGAATTTTTTACATTATTAAATCTTCTAAATCCATATCAATTCTCAAATAAACTTGAATATGCAATGCGTTATTGTAATGCACAACATAATGGTTTCGGTTGGGATTTTAAAGGTTTTTCAAACTTAAAGGAACTCCATACTATTGTATCTCAATCTGTAATGATAAGAAGGCTTAAAGAAGAAGTATTAACTGAACTGCCTCCAAAAATTCGTATTACAGTAGATATGGAAATTGACAACAGGAAAGAATACGATAAAGCAAAAGCTGATGTTACTGCATGGTTTAGGAGTAAAGGACTTAATTCAAAAGCTGATTCTTCAGAGAAAGCAAAAGCGTTAGTGAAAATTAACACCCTTCTTCAATTAAGTGCTAAGGGAAAACTTAGAAATTGTATTGAGTGGATTAACACGTATCTTGAAAGTGGTAAAAAACTAGTAGTATTTGCAACACATCAGGCAACTATTGATATGTTGCTTAAAGAATTTGGACATGTTATAAGAGACAAAGAAGGAATTGCTGTTGAAGTTGATGGACGTACTTCATTAAAAGTGCGACAACAACATGTAGAAATATTTCAAACTAATGACAAATGTAGGCTTTTTTTAGGTAATTTACAAGCAGCAGGAGTAGGTTTAACATTGACAGCCGCTTCAGCTACATGTTCCATTGAACTTGGTTTAGTACCAGGTCATCATTTACAAGCAGAAGACAGAGTGCATAGAATTGGGCAATTATCAGATTCAGTTTTTGCTTATTATTTAATAGCTAGAAGAACTATAGAAGAAGATATAGCACAACTTTTAAGCACAAAACACGATACCTTAAAATCAACACTAGATGGTATTGAAATTAGCAATAGTGATGTAGATATGCAACAGCATAGCATGCTGTCTGATATTGCACAGAGGATAGTATTTTAAACATGTCTACGTATAATAAACATATTACATTCAATGCAAAAGCATTCTTACAAGCAGTACATATTGATCACACAGATGTCGGTCCTAAAGCCACTAAAAATAGAGTGCAAGTACATTGCCCTTTTTGCCCAGGTTCAAAAAACTTTCATTTAGGTATACATGTAACTAATGCATATGCTAATTGTTGGAGGTGTGGACCACACTCTTTAATATCAACAATTAGAGAGTTATTGCATATTACCTGGAAAGAGGTATACTCGATAATCGAAGAATATGGAGATATTAGTAGTATTAAAACTTCTAAGCATATTAAAGTATCAGGATCTAAATTAGTACTTCCTGGATTAATAGAACCTTTAAAAAACAAACATCGAAAATATTTAATAGAAAGACATTTTGATCCTGATGATATAATTAATACATGGAATGTACAGAGTGTAGGTCCTGTAGGTAGGTGTAGTCATAGAATATATATTCCTATTTATTACAGAGGCGAGGTAGTTAGTTATCAATGCAGATCCACTCAAAAAGGAAATGATATTGTACGCTACATAACGTGTGATCGAGATAAAGAAACTGTTTTTCACAAAAGTATTTTATATGGTCTTGATTATGCTATTTCAGATAATGTTGCGGTGGTAGAAGGTGCTACTGATACATGGCGATTAGGACCTGGATCACTTGCCACTTTCGGAATGGAATTCATGAAAGAGCAGATATATCAATTATCGCGTTTTAAAAAAGTATACCTTATGTATGATCCTGAACCTGCCGCTATCAGACAAGCTGAGAAAATGGCAAATGAACTTGCTTTTATGGGTAAATGTGAACCTTATGTAATTGATATTAAAACATTAGGTGTAGAAGACCCAGGTGATCTAGATCAAAGAGATGCGAATGAATTAATGCTTGATATAACAAGAGGTACATTAAAATGTATATAGCAGTTGATTTTGATGGGTCTGTAGTCACCCATGAGTACCCTAAAGTAGGAAGAGATATAGGAGCAGTTGACACATTACGTAAACTTGTATTTAAAGGACACCAATTAATTCTCTGGACAATGCGTTCAGGAAAAGAGTTACAAGAAGCAGTTGATTGGTTTACAGCTAATTCTATCCCTCTCTTCGGAATAAATGAGAACCCTACACAAAAATCATGGACCAAAAGCCCAAAAGCGTATGCACAATTGTATATAGACGATGCAGCACTCGGCGCCCCTCTTAAACAAGAAGAAGGTGGTCGCTCGTATCTTGATTGGGATATGACGACTGAGTACTTTAAAATGGTTGGGATGCTATGAAACTAACTGTGGGCGAACTAAAGAATTGGATTGATACTTTTAATGTCAGTGACGAAACAGAAATTTGGATCGAATACCCAAAACGTTACGGTTTAGTCACTGACGCTAAAGTAATTACACATTTTGGGGATAACGATTCTGACTTTATCGAATGCCTTTCAATTGGTGGCGGAGCAGGAAAAGATAAAGATAAATTATATCTGTTCCATCACTACTAAATCAACTACTGAGTATCTGTTTTTACACAGTAACCGTTAATGTTGTAAGGATCAAAAGCATTTGAGCAGGTATCTTTATCTTTACAATTATAACATGTAAAATCATCAATTTTAAGATGTATGTCTTTTAGAAATCCTTTAAACTGATCCGATGTTACTAGTTTATCAATATTAGGACTTTTACTATTTGCCATTACTTACCTCCTGAATATCTATACCCAATTCATCTTTTAACCATTTTGCAACTATGTGCCTGTGACAAAATTTCTCTGACGATTCATAGCAGATTAAAATTGCATCTTCTCCTAAATCAGCATAAACTTCAGCTGAGTCTAATTTGTCAAGCACCTCTTTTATGTACCTTTCAGTGTACCTTGTATCATTTCCAGATTCTTTCCACTCTTTAAAAATACCCCAAGTAGGTGCTAATTTCTTGTATCGTTTCCCTTTGTAAAAATTAGGGACAGTAGCACAAATTGCTACAGCGTCAGGGTGTTGTCCATTTATTGCAAAATAACTAGTCTTCAATTATTCTTTCTCCTATCGTTCCCAAGAGCTTCCATGGCAGTGTATAAAGAAAATCTAGAAGATAAACGTTCTGAAAATGCAGTTTCTATATCACTTATACTAGATAAGTTAGATGTAATTATAGTAAACTTTTGCTGCTCTAATCGTTCATTAATTAATACATACATTTGAGACACATTCCAATCACTTGATTTTTCAGTTCCTAAATCGTCTAACACTAAAAAATCAACATCCATACATTTTCGTAGAATGGATTTGCCTTCTTTAATATTACTACGCATATTTTCTTGTAATTGAAGGAACAATGTACTAACATTGATAAATTTGTATGACGTCTGTTTTACTTTTTGACCTTCTAAAACTAATTTTTTCAACATTGAAACAGCCATGTAAGTTTTCCCTGCACCTACTTTACCAATTATAAATATACCAGGAGTATTTAAAACACCTGGTGCAAACGATTTAATAGGAAGTACATTTTTATATAAAGGTGGAACATTAATACTTTCAATTAACTGTGTCTTCCTTTTTTTCAATCCACTTTTAATACATTCTTTATTTGAGCACACTAAAGGTGGCAATACGATAGTAACTTCTTCACCATTACACAAATTATCAATTTCATCAAAAGATAAATGAGATTCAATATATTCGACAATAGTATCAATGTCTGCCTCATTTTTTTTGTAAAATTGAGACATAACAAATTCCTGAACAATATCTTTCCCACATTCAGTACATTGAAATGCTAAAAATACATTACTAAGATTTTTTTCAATTGTATCCAATTTGTAACTCCTTTAAAATTATTAACTTCTTTATAACATTATAAATTCTCTAACACCTTTACTCGATTATAGAAACTATCAACTGTTTTAGCAGGAGAAGGCAAACCTTGTTTAATCATATCGACGGCTACATCATATGTTAAAAACTTATTATCATCGGGTTCTTCTACTGTAAAATACTGTACAATAAGTTTTTTACTGATCATAACATCTTTAAAAGTGTCATCTACACCATGAGTAATATGAGTGCCTAATTTTAAATTTTGTTGTTTGACAAATTCTTCTCGAGTTGTTGATTGTACATTACTTTTTTTACTATTACAACGTTTCATTGCATCTTCAATACGTGAAAAATCTTCCCTAAATGCTCTACCACTATGTGCTCTTGGAGTAAACTGATCGGCTATATTCTCAGAAAACCATTCAATAGCAGTATCTATCCTTTTTAATGAAACACCATCTATTCGATGTAATTTTTCTAAATATGTCCACCATGTATTTACTTGAGATGATTTATTTATATTAATATGAGCTGAAACAATTTCAGCTAAACGTTTAGCCCTATCTATGAAACATTGCTGTTTTTTACTGATAGTTTTAGTATTTGTATTTACAGTTTGTAACGTTTCATTAGGTGAAGGTACTTTATCATTATTTTCTAAATTAGTACTCTCTACTGGAAGCGCCGAAGGCGCAACAGTTAGTGTTTTTACTTCTAATGTATTTACTTCTTCTTTAAAAGCTTTTAACTGCTTCTTATGGGCATGGTTTTCCGGATATCCGGAAACACGGTGTACCGGAAAACCGGTACACCGTTCTTCTGTAGTAATTGTTTGCATTTCACTGATTACAGATGTGTCTCCTGCAATATTTGGTCTTTCCTCTTCCAAAAACTCTGAAATCCATTCTTTATTATTTTCATATATTAAATCTTGATCAGTCCATTCACTCATATATAGTCGAGATTGTCCGAAGTGCCCTTCACTATCTCGGAATTGTTCTGCTTCTACTAATCTAAGTATTTTAAATATATAGAAGTACTTTGATACTACATCAATATGTCTCCCAGCATATGTACATAATGTTCGTTTAAAGCCTCTTATTGGTTTCCCTTCAAAAAAATCACTATCGATTTCACATAATGCGAGATAAATTGACCTGAAATTTGAATAATGCTTTCTTGAAAAATTCTTTCTTAAAAAACGTGTAATTTTTTTATCGCACCAAAACCATGTATTACCTCTAATATTTCTTGCTTTAAATTCCAACTCTGGATTTTTAATAACTCGTGGTTCCATAAAATTGTGCTCCTTGTATATGAAATTACATGTTTAGTAGTTTGTATATAACAAATAATTATAACAATAACGAAGTATATTTATTACTTTCTTGATGATGTACATGAGAATATCATTTATAGCATATGAATAATAAATGCACAATATGGTATTTTTATTTTTGTGCGAATTGGTATCATATGTTTTTACATTTTTTAAAAAGAGGGTATTTACTTTTTTAGAAACGTTTGTTAATACTGATTCACATGCAGCATACCAACATACATAATCTGTATTCGATATAAAACATATATACCTTCTCAAATAGGAGCGCATAATTCATGAGTATGAAAGTAGTGTGTAAGAAAATTGATGTCTCTCTAGAGAAAAGAATACTTATTGGGTTTATAGTTTCAACAGATTTCATTAAAAACATTATCAGAATTTATAATAAGGATTATTTCTCTTCCCATTCTTCAAGGTTAATTGCTAAATGGTGTGTTGAGTATTACAAAAAACATGAATCTGCTCCTAACAAACATATTGCAGATATTTATTTGATTAACAAAAGAAAAAACACTTTAGAAGATGAAGACATAGATTTTATTGATGATTTATTATCGTCACTCTCAGACGAATGGGAACAAACAGAATCTACATTTAATCCAAAACAATTAATTGAACAATGTGTTCATTTTTTTAATGAAAAGAAATTACTTTCTCTACACGATAAAGTTAATCAATATATTGAAGATAAAGATTTTGCAGCAGCAAGTGACGAAATGCAGAATTTTAAACCACTGCAAATTAGTGTTAATGCTGAATATATTAATCCTTTTTCAGATGAAGATGAAGTTACAAAAGCATTCGAAGAAAATCTTGAAACAGTATTTAAACTTCCTGGGGAACTTGGAAAGTTACTTAATCCACATCTTTATAAAGGCGGTTTAATATCATTTCAAGCTCCTGAAAAATCTGGGAAAAGTTTTATATTACAAGAACTTGTAATGAGAGCACTTCGCACTCGAAAAAAAGTAGCTGTTTTCGAATTAGGGGATATGACAAAAGGGGACAGGATACGTAGAATAGGCTCTTACATAGCAAAACTCCCATTTAGTAGAGAGAAAATTGATGATGGTTTTAAAAAATGTAGAATCCCAGAATTGATAGAGAATGATGGTGAATATACAATTAAGTTCAATGAAGTAGTACTTCCTATTTTAACGGCAGGAGAAGCTCTACGACAAGGTAAAAAATGGATTAAAAGATGTGGTAAGGATACTTTTAGAGTAAGTATCCACCCTTCTGATACTACTAGTATGGCTGATATTCAAGAAATACTTGAAATATGGAGGGATGCTGATAATTGGGTGCCTGAGTTTATTGCAATTGATTACCCTGATATAGCTAAAGTCGAAAGATCAGGATTGGATATTAGAGAAGCAGTAAATATACGATGGAAAGCAATGCGTAGAATGTCTCAGGAATGGGATGCTTTAGTTGCAGCAGTCACTCAAGCAAATGCAGCTAGTTACGGTAAAAGAGTACAAGGGAGAGACAATTTTTCTGAAGATAAACGTAAACATAGTCATGTTACTGGTACTTTTACTATTAATCAGACGCCACAAGAAAGAAGTCAAAATATAATTAGAATAGGAGCAGTTCAAGTACGTGAAGGTGATATAAATTTAAATAAACATGTTGCAGTCGTTCATTGTTTAGACATAGGACGCCCATATATGTTCAGTTATCCGGTAGATGTCACTGGATTTAATGATGAAGAGGATAATTAAAGGAGAAATTATGGATTGTCCGATATGTAAAGCAAGCGGTTTTGATAATATGTTGTTGCATATTAGCGATGTAGCTGATGAAAGGCATCTGTGTGCCTTAGATTCACTTATCACATTAGTTTCACAGAGTGCTCAAACACAATATGCATTTGAAATAACTACAAATTTAAAGAAATTAAATAAAGAAATTGTAACAACCGAGGGCATGGTACCTACTTTTACTTTATTATGCGAAGATCCAGCATCATTAACTTCTCTTATATCACGACTTATTGTAGCTATTGGATATAATAGACGAAAATGTGTAGGTTCTGATAGAGTACTGAATAATGACGTGCAAACATTAGTCATTTCAGATTTAGTTCCCAAAATTAGACCCTTACTTCCTCAAATTCTTAAACGTTGTTTTCCAAGAAGGATAATGGTTAATCCCCCTGATCCTAGCATGAAAATAGTACCTAATACTTTGATAATTAATACTGCAAGTCGTGTAGAAGTAACTAAAATATTTACTTTTGCAGCAGCACATCACCTACCTAATCATCCGAGACTGTGTCAATATACACATGGGCATGAATGGAAACTTGAAGTAACTATATCAGGCCCTGTTGATCCATTAACTAATATGGTTATGGATTTCTCAGATTTAAAAGCACTTGTTAAAACAAATATAATCGATGTACTTGATCATAATTATGTTAATGACATGATATGGAACCCTACTGCTGAAAATCTGTGTGAATGGATTAAAGATGAATTAATAACTAATGGGCTTATCACAATGCATAAAATTAAATTATGGGAAGCTCAAGATAGTTTTGCTGAATTAAAAGTTTCAAAACAAAATAACAAATCTCAAAGAGGTTTATAAATGAGTGTGCTTACTGTTATAAGTATTTTTGAATCTATTGATGGAGAAGTTAATGGATTTCATCAAGGTGCGTTGACAACTTTCATTCGCCTCTCCCATTGTAACTTACGCTGCAAATGGTGCGATTCTACATACTCTTTTGAAGGAGGTGATGTTGTCTCTGTGGAGAATATAGTAAATATTGTTAAAAATTTAAAACCTAAGAAAGTAACTCTAACAGGAGGCGAACCGTTACTACAACCTGAAGGAGTTCTCGAGTTACTTACAGAATTAACTAAACTTGGGTACTCTATATCTGTAGAAACAAACGGTACACTTCCTGTACTTTTAAAGAGTTACAATATTTCTTGGATTTATGACTACAAATTACCTTCTTCTGGAATGGAATCGCAAATGAAGTTCGATAATTTTGCAACTCTTGAATCGACTGATTGGGTAAAATTTGTAATCGCTGATGATGCTGATTTCAATAGGGCTATTGAAATCAGAAAATATTTAGATGGCATTGGTTGTCTAGCTAATTATGCTTATAGTCCGGTACCAGGCTTCTCCACCGATACTTTAGTTAATAGGTTATTATCAAAAG